ATATAGGTAGTGATTGGATACCGGGTTATTATTACTTCTATTTGAACTTCTCTCCTATAATGAGAGTAGAGTATGATGAGAGTGAATTAGTTAAGGTTAGGGAAGGTAAACAAATTAAAGGAAAGAGGATATTCTCTCACCCTGATATATGGGATTATGACTACTACTACTTTCATTATTTAGAAGAAGCAGAAAAAGCAGGTAAACATGGCAGTGTATTGAAATGCAGACGTAGGGGATATTCATTTAAGGGAGGCTCTATGTTAAGGAGGAACTTCCATTTAATACCTAATAGTAAGAGCTTTGCATTAGCAAGTCAAGAGACGTTCTTAATAAAGGACGGTATATTGAATAAGTCTAATGATATAGGTAACTTTATAAATGAGTACACTGGATTTAGGAGGTTGTCGCAGAAGCACAATCAGCTAATGCACACAAGAGCTTCTTACTTTAGGGGAGGAGTAGAGCAGGGTATTATGAGCGAGATAATAGGAAAGACACTTAACAATAATGCAGATAGAGCGAGAGGTATCAGCGGTAAGTTGATACTGTTTGAAGAGGCTGGTGAGTTCCCTGAATTACTTAAGGCATGGCAGATAGCTAAGGAATCAGTACAGCAAGATAATATAACTTATGGATTGATGGTAGCATTCGGTACTGGCGGCTCTAAGATGACTTCATATCAGACACTTAATGAATTGTTCTTTAAGCCTGAAGCATATGATATACACGGTATAAAGAACATATGGAGTTCTAAGGCAAGAGTAGCTAAGTCTGGGTTCTTTGCTCCTGTATATGCTAATGTGTATGGGTTTATGGATAAGAATGGAAATACAGACGTGTTGAGTTCTTATGAACATGAATTTGTAAGCATTGAGAAGATGGAGGCTATGGGTACAGACCCGTCCGCTATTATGCAAAGGAGGTCAGAAAGACCATTAAGACCGGAAGATGCTTTGTTGAGAGCAGACACTAATGACTTTCCTATAAAGAGAATAGAGAATAGATTAGCTGACTTGCAAGGCAATGAAGAGCTTATATCTTATAGTAGGGTAGGTAATATGAAGATAAAGAATAAGGAGGTTATATTTGATTATGATAAGAATGCTTCTGTAATTAAGTATTATCCTCACGCTAAGACAGGCTCTAATGAAGGTGCAGTAGAGATGTGGGAAGTACCTACTAAGTTGAATGGTGTAGTTCCTGAAGATTTGTATATAATGGGTGTTGATGGATACGACCAGAACTCAAGTAGTACAATGAGTTTGGGTAGTTGCTTTGTTATGAATAGGCTGACTGGCTTGTTGGTTGCAGAGTATACAGGAAGACCGACTACAGCAGATGACTTTAATGAGCAGGTATTGTTGTTGGCTTTGTATTTTAATGCTAAGGTTAATTTTGAGAATAACTTGTTAGGTATAAGGAACTACTTTAAATCTAAAGGGTATGAACATATATTGATACCAGCACCTGAGATTATAAAGAAGATATCGAAGGTAGCCGCAGAGAGGGAATTAGGCACACCCGGTACAACACAGATAAATAAGTATGCAAGAGAGAGAATCAAGGCATGGTTATTGGAGAGTGTTGTTAAGGGAGATATGCTGGACTTTGTAGATACTATTAATAGTGTTCCTTTATTGCAAGAGTTAAGTGGCTGGAACATAGAAGATAACTTTGATAGAGTCAGCTCGCTTGGTATGCTTATGATATTCTATGAAAGCACTAAAGGAGTGCAGGGATTGGAACTTAATAAAGACTTAGAGGTATATGACCCAGCAGCTGACCCTTTCTGGTCAAGGACGCTACAGGTAAACAATACAAAATTTAATATAGATGATTTTATTATGAAACTGTGATGATTTAAATTTGTATAATGAAACAATTACCATTACAAAAGGTATCAAGTTCCGCAAAGACTAAACAGTGGTTTACGGAATGTGCTAAAGCGGCAGTAAGTATAGCTACAACTGAATTAAATAGTATCGCACTATCAGCTAAGGAAAAGCAAGTGAATATAGACTTGTATGATAGTATAATAGATGAAGAAGAGTTAAAGAACAACTTTGATACTATGAAATTGTTTACAGGTAATTACTCTCCAAACTTTAAGAATTATGCAGTAATAAGAGATAAGATAGATTTACTGTATGGTGAGTATTTAGAACGTGGTGAGGAGTATGGTGTTGCAGCAATTGATACAAATTCGATTTCAATGAAACTAAAGGAAAGAAGCAAGAAGGCTTCTGAGATATTAAATGAGTTATTAGTTAATGATTATAGTGAAGAAGAAATGAAAAAGAAGTTGAAGGAATTAGACCCTTCGAGGTTCATGTCTTCACTTGAGAAAGGAGCTAATAGTTTATTAAGTATAGTAAAGAAGAGTAATAACTTACCATTCTATAAGGCAGAAGGGTTCAGGGAATCTTTAATAACAGCTCAAGCTATATTCCATGTGGGTATATCTAATAATAGGGTTGTTGTTAGGAAGACCGACCCTTTAAATACTTATACAGTGAGGTCTGGCAGTAGCAATGATGTAAGAGATGCTGATGTAATAGTAGAGATTAGATATATGTCAAGGGGTCGTATAATAGATGAGTTTGGGGAATTTATTGAAGGTAAGAGAGACTTTGAAGATGTGGTATTTAATAAGAGTGTTACAGGTTTCTTAGGAGATGTAAGTAATGCCGAATTAGATTTATATAGTTTGGCATTTCCCGGTGATAGCTTACATGGATTCATGACTACACAGTCGGCAGGTAATACTGCTATATCTGACAGTGAGGGTAATTTGAGGGTAGCTGATATTACTTGGGCTGGATATAGGAAGTTATTTAAGAGAAAGTATTATGGAGATAATGCTGAAGTGCTTTATGATTATGTAAGTGAGCAGTACACACCGGATAAAGATAAAGGGGAGGAATTGACTCCAAGATATGTTAAAGAGTGGTATAGAGCTACATTAGTAGGTTCTGATTTAGTGGTTAATCAGGGTGTAGTAGAGCCAAGAATAACATCTCCATCTAATCCATTCGAGAGCTTCTCGGGGTATGTAGGTGGTTATTTTAATGTAGTTAATAATAGAGCTAAGTCAATAGTATCTTTGGCAGCACCACACTTGTATTTTTTGAATGTGTTGTATGCAAGAGTTGAAGATATATTGAGTAAAAATATGGGTAAGATAATAGAGTTAGATTTGGCTAATATACCAGATAAGTGGTCAGTACAGCAAGTAATGCAGTATATGAAAATACATGGTATAAGAGTTAAGGATAGCTTTAGAGAGGGTACAAGAGGTGCTGCACAGGGAAGAATGGCTGGTATGTATAATGCTTCGAGTAAGCCAATAGATATGGAAGTTGGAAGCAGTATACAGTACATTATAGGAATGATGGATAAGACTGAAGAACAATTGAGTAAGATTACTGGTATAACACCACAGAGATTGGGTGCTATTAGTAATAGAGAGTTGGTAGGTAATGTAGAAAGGAGTCGTATACAAAGTTCACATATAACTGAATACTGGTTTAATAGGTATGAAAAGATAATGCTTGATTTGAATTATACTATCTTGAGTGTAGCTAAGCAATTAGTTAGAGATGGTGTAATGTTCCAATCAGTATTAGATGATTATTCCTACTCTATATTCAAGGAAATACCTGAAGGATTTAATGTAGCAGAGTTTGAGTTATTCCCTGTTAATACAAGGAAGTTTAAGAAATTGACAAATACATTAGAGCAAGCTGTAATACAAGGCTTACCTAATGGACAGGTTACATATACAGAATTGATTAGGTTATTTAAGGCGGATAGTAGTTTTGATATGATTGTAGAAGCTCAAAGATTAGATGACAGTAAAGAAGAGAAGTTGCAGAAGGCTCAAGAGGCTGAACGACAACATCAAGTACAGATAGAAGATATGAGAAAACAAGCAATGGCAGAACAACTTAAAGCTGAAAAAGAATATGAAATTATGTTGGAGAATATAAGAAATCAAGGTAGATTGGATGTTAAGAGAATGGAGTTAGATATGAAGCAGTACTATGACAATACTAAGGAGAATAAAGATGTAAATGCTAATGGAGTAGAAGATGGTGTTGAATTAGTTAAAGAACAGATGAGAACAGATACTAAGAATAGAGAACTTGATATTAAGGAAGAACAAATGAAAATTGATGAACGTATTAAGTTAAGGGAACTTGAACTTAAGAAACTCGATATAAATACTAAAAATAAACCAAGTAGTAAATGACAATAGAGAATGATTTAATTACGTCTGATGATTCATTAAATGAATTGACAGGTGTAGAGCTTAATCCAGACGATTCTCCTATTAGAGATGAGAAACCGATCTCTGATGTAGAGTCTGCAGCTAAGGAAGGAGGTATTCCTGAAATAAAAGACGACGAGCGAGAGCAAGAACAAGAAGTTGAGGAAGTAGCTAATGTACCTAAAATGCTTGCTACTTTACTTGTAGAGAATAAGGTATTAGATACTGCTGATAATATTAATAGTTATCAAGATTTAGTTAATATCTTTGATGTTAAAGATGAAGAGATTATAAATAGATATAAACAAACACTTCCAGAAGAAGTAAGGTCTATGATTGATATGTCTTCTGAAGGGGTTGATTTGAAACAAGTAAAGGAATCAGTATTAACACTTACAGAACTTAATAAGTTAAATGATAAGTCAGATGCAGAAACTTATAAGAAGATAATAGCAGAGAATCTAAGATTGGAGGGATATCCTGAAGAGTACATAGCTAAGAGAATAGAACAGGCAGAGGATACAGATTCAGTTAAAATGGAAGGTAAGATAGCAAAGGAAAGACTTATTAGTAAACGAACTAAAGAAATAGAACAAGTAAAAGAAGATACTAAACGAAGAGAACAGGAACAGTTGAGTGCTTATAATAAATGGCTTGAGGATACCAAAGCTAATGTAAACAACAGCTTAGCGTCCAGATATGCTATGAATGCAGACCTTAAAGAGAAGGTTATAAAAAGTGTAATAGAGCCTGTTGATGTTATCGAAGAGAATGGCATCAAGAGGCCTCTATCTTATTTAGAGAGGAGTCTTAGGGAGGACCCCTTATTATTAGCTGAAATTAATTATTTTATAATGACAAAGAAAATAGGAACAAAAGCAGAACCGCATAAGGCGGAAGTAAGTAAAGCAGTAGAGAATTTAGAAAATGCATATAAAAATTCAAGGATATCTGGTAGTAATAAGACAGATAGTAAGTACGCATCACCTTTATCTAATTTAAATTTAAACATCTAAAAGAATGAATTACAACGGTATTTTATTTAGACCTGAACCCGGTTGGAGTGGTTTAACAACTAAGAATAACTTGTTAAAGATACGAGCTATTGAGCCTAAATGGGCAGATGAGACACTGACTTACGTACAATCAGTTAATTCATCTGGTATGGCTATGGAAGAATACTTAAAGAAAGCTTTAGGTAACAATGTAGAAGTAATGGACTCTGATGACCCAATTAACTATAGAGTATATGGTGAATCTAAAGGTAATACTAAATTAACTTCATATAGAGCTGACGATATGAATCGTGCAGGACTTGGTAAATCTCGATTTACTATGGTGTTTGCGGACCCGCTGTTCAGTGAAGTACATGAGATTGTTGGTATGAATGACCGTTACAGAGTTAAAGTAATTGATGGTCCAGCACAAGAGGGTACTAATTATGCTTACTTATGTGAGGTATTTGGACCGGCTGATAGCTTTATACCTGCTTCTGAATTGAGAGCCGGTACACTATGGAGCAGAGACGGAGCTTCTGTACCATTGACACGTTCAATGAAAGGTGCTAAAGCATACCATACTTCACCATATGCTATTACATTCAATTGGAGTTCTACACGTACAGAGCGAGAAGCTGGTGGTGATATGGCTAATCGACCTGTAGCTTTCTCATGGAAAGACGATAAGGGTAATACATTAACTACTTGGGAACACTATGACACTTGGGTTAATGACTTACATTTCCGTGAGTTGAAGAATAAGACTATCTTGTGGGGTAGAGATAACATGAATAAGACAGGTGGTTATGATGATGTCGATAGACACTCAGGAGAAAAGATTATACAGGGTCCTGGTTTAGTTCAACAAATGGAACGAGCTAACTTGAATTACTATAATACATTTGACATTGATGAGTTCTCTGACCATATCTTACGACTACGAGTAGGTAAGAAATCGACAGATAAAACACATTATGTAGTAAGTACAGGTACTTATGGTGCCTTACAAGCACACAATGCTATTGCAGAGAAAGCACAAGGTTGGACATTAGTAGATAACAAAGTAGTGTTTGGAACTAATGAGAATATGGGTTATGGTAATTCATTTAAACGCTATATGCACCCATCTGGATTTTATATTGACTTTAGAGTAGATCCTATGTTAGACGATGAGTACAGAACACCTGTACGACACCCTGCTAAAGGATATGCACGTTCATATGAATATCATATAATGGATTTAGGACAAACATCAGGAGAAAGTAATATCAAATTGAATTATGTAAAATCAGCTCAAGATATTACAGGAGTACTTAAAGGTTTGAGAAGTCCTTATACCCCTACAGGTGCTTATGTTAAAGATGAAGTAGCTTCATTGAAAGACGGTTGGACTGAATCACGTATGAGCCAATTTATGGTTGTTGTTAAGAACCCTAACAATACAATGATTTACAGACCTAATATTTTAAAATAATAAGTATATAAATGGACGTTAAAAGTTGTTTACAAAATAAGGTAGTTATAGTAAGACCTGTAGCAGAGAATAATGCTATGCACATACCAGAAGGAAAGAATGGACATGTTAGATTTGAAGGTTCATACTGTACTTATTGTGCACCACTTACTGCTAATAATACTATAAAAGAAGTATTAACTCAAGAAGAGAGAGAGTATTTAGAGAATCTAATGGATAGTTCAAGACCGAAAGGTTGGTTATCTGCTTATGCAAGAAAAGAGAATGCATGGTCAGGTAATAGAGGATTTAAAGTAGAACTTGGTAATGATGAAGTTGTACTTGAATTAAGTAATCCTGTTGATTTTATTAAGTGGAAGATTCTATTAAGCAATACAGAAGATATATCACCTACATTTGAGAATAGATTAGACAAACAGTATTTGTTTTACATAGAGAATAAAGAAGAGATGGATAAGAATAAGTCAGAGTTGATTGATTCTAAGATTAAGGCAAGCAATTTATTCTCTGAAATATCTAAATCTAAAGATAAGACTATTGAGTGTCTAATGGTTATCTATAGTGGTGATACTAAGTTTGTACCTGATGAAATGCCAGACCATACAGCTAAGGCTACTTTGTTTAATTTTGTTGATAGTAATCCTAAGAAGTTTATAGAGATAGTAGAAGATGTAGACTTTAAGGTAAAGGGTGTATTATACAGAGCTATGCGAAGAGGAGTAATTAACAGAAATGGATATACTTATAATTTAGGTATGGGAGACGGCAGACAAGTAGGTAATGGAATTGCAGAGGTAATTGCTTATATTAAGGATTTAAGTACTAATAACAGTAAGCAGGAAGAATATATTAAATTTAAAGCTGCACTAAAATAGATGGACGCTAATACTATGGGGGCTGAATTAGTTAGGAGACTTGGGTCTTCTAACTATAACCTCATAAACTTCGATGATAGGGAAAGAACAATACTGTTGAATGAAGCTATGGACGAGTGGATAACAGAACGGTTTATTCCCGATATGAATATAAAGAAAAAAGGATTTGAATTTGATGTAAAGAGAAGATTAGACCTTGCTGGTGTTATAACTTCTCACGTTACATTGAAAAGAACAAGTGGTGATTTTGTATTAGGTACTGCAGATAACGGGGCATTACCTACTCCAGATTTGGACTACCAATCAAGTAGTGATATTGGTGGACTGCCACAAGTAGAAACTGATTATGGTGTGTTCTTTTCTATACCTGATGAGTGTTTGTATATAATAGCTGATACTTGTGGCACAAGTAAGGGTGCTGAAATAAAGCATAACGTACCGGTAGAAGTAGTTACATATGAAGACTATTATGCAAAGATATATAATGTGTATTTAAGTCCTTATTATAATAAGGTATGGAGATTGGATAATGGTACATATAAACCTGCAGGTACAGGAGGAAGTACAACATCTACAAAACATCAATTGTCTGGATATAATGCAAATATGACAGGAGTTACAAAGATGCTTACTACTTATAGAAGCGGGTTACTGATACCCGGTAAGGACTGGACTGTAGAATCATATAATATGCACTATATAAAAAGACCTAATAGAATATTAGTAGATACAATAACACCAGCAAATATGAAGAATTGCGAACTGCACCCTTCAGTACATACTGAAATAGTAGATAAGGCAGTATTAAAGGCAATAACAGGCAGAATACCTGAACAATCTAAATTTCAATTAGCTGATAAAGATGATAAAGAAAATCAATAAGATAGACCCTAAGACATATATAGATGGGAGCAGATTTAATTTATTAGTTGATACTGTTAATCAGTTGATAGCTAAAGTCAATGGGATGGAAAGTGTTACATCTATGTTTGGAGAAGAAATACCGAAAGAAGCTACTAAGGAAGTAGTAACTGAAGCAACTCCTGATAAAGTAGAAGCTGAGATAGAAGAAGTAAAAGTTGAAGTAGTAACTAAAATAAAAAATAAATAATGCACTCACAAATAGAAACTAAAAAGGTATTTGTTGCACGTAATTGTGCAAGAACATCAATTTTGACAGCTTCTAATCTGTATACTACTATAGGAGCAGGAGAAGTAGTCGTATTGAGCGATACAGGTAAATTAATTAAGACTATAGCCGAAGCTAAAGCCGCTAAAGCTATTAGATTAGTACAAGGTATCACAGGAGGCGGATACTATATATCAGATTTGATTGAGAAAGGTAAGGTAGCATCATTTAAAGGATTCAAGTTTAGTCAATCAGAAGAACAACGTGTTGTATTAGGTTATAACGGTACTTCAGGAAGTATTGCAGTATTTGACGATAATGTATATTCAGTAACACTTGAATATGATAACGTAGGAAATGCAGTATGCGAAGAAAGCAAGTTGCATAAATTAGCATATAGAAGTCCTTTTACGGCAGCTAATCAATGGGACATAGCTAATGGTATTGCAGAACAGTATGCAACTATTATAGAGAACTCACGATTCCTTTCAATGAAAGTGAATGTAATAAGTAATGAGACTGGTGCTGGTTCTTTAACTGGTTGTGAGGTTATTAAAGGCTCTAAAGCAATAAGCTATACAGGAGGTACTCCGGCTGTAGGTGATGTTATTAAAGTACCAGGACTGACAGGAACTCCTTATCGAGATGAATTTGCAAGTATATACAAAGTAGAATATGTAGATACTGTAAATAAAGTAGTAACTATCAATATACCTTACCAAAATGTCAATCAATCAGCAATAGCAATTACTAAAATAGCTGACTTGACTACAGGTAATTACGGTATTGTATTTGAAGGAGTGTTGTTTCCGTTTGAGTTCCGTAATGGTGATTATGTAAAAGCATTTGCACACGTACAACGTGAAGGATTTGGTATTACTACATTCACTAATGGGGGTACAGGATTTGAAATGCTTATAGGTAATGGACGCCATGAGCCTGTATCAGTTGAAGAGTTCTACTATCAAGGCAGCGTACGCAGTACTGACAACGATAGAAATTATTCAAGTTACGTACAAGAAACACAAACAGGACACGGTTATTCTTCTGTTAATATTAAGTTTCATTCACATGATAGAATCAACATATTAGAATCTAATGGAGCAATTAAAGAAGTAGTAGTGTTTGTGGATAGAGGAACTTATGCTGATATTAAAGCTAATGCTGCAGGTACTGCTTTAGGAACTAATATAATTGAAGGAACAGGTGCAGATACAGTAGGTACTATAGGCAGTTTCTTAAATATACTTAATACCTTTATGGTTGCTTCTGAAGTGATAGCAACAGGAACTAATATAACTAACAATGAGGGTAAGTCCTTGACTTGTTCTGGTGTATTTAATTCCGGTATTGATTTGTAGTTATTTATATAATTAATAGGGGTGTTGTATGTTAGCATATAACGCCCCTTTTTTTTGACACATATGCAATTTGAAATAATAGAATTAAATGATTACAGATTAATAGTAATGGATATTACAAGACGTAGTATATCAGGATTACCAAGAAAGATAACAAGTATTAGAATGAATATTATAAGCGAGTCTATACCTGCGAATGTCTTTGACTTAGAAATACTCCCTTATATGTTCACAAAGAAGATAGAAAATCAGATATATGAGATAGACTCCAGTACACTTGGGTTGCCTAAGAATGTAAGGATACCTGATGGTGCTTACAACTTCATATTCAGGATTAATAATACTGATGAATTTAATGTATCTTGTTTAATAGTAACTGAAGTACAGGAGAAGTTGGCAGAGTTATATAAGTTACTACCTTACCCATTAGAGGATTTAACTAAGTTAAACACAAGTACAAAAGAAATAAATATTATAGTAAAGTACTTTCAAGCAATGTCTTTATATGCTAACCTTATACAGAATATAGCAGAGATATATGATTCCTTTGAAGCTAATAAGAAGCTGAACGAATTGAAGAGAGTATTATCAATAACAACTGAACCTAAATTTATAATATGAGTTTAATGCAGATAAACAAAGGATACTTTGATAAAGGTGTATTCTTGTTTGAGAACGGAAAATACATCTATATAGAAGAGATTTTATATAGTGGTAATGGGATAGTGTGGGAGTCTGAATTTGAGCCTCTTGCTCACCCTAATCCTAATAACTTATCAGAGATATTACCGGGACATAAATGGAGACAAGTAAGACACGCAGGAGATGAATATCCACAAAAACCCATGAAGATAATTCCAGAAGATGGCAGAACTCCTATGTTTAAAGTAGAGGACAGGAAGCTGTATCAAAAGTACATAGATGAGCCCGATACTAAGTATGTGCAATTATTTGATTTAGAGGAGTTAAGAGGAACTAAAGGTGATACAGGAGACAAGGGAGAAGGACTTAAGATAGATGCTGCAGGTTATTTGAATCATAGACCTAACTGCAATACTAAACATGAGCATACACAACCTACTTGCAATTCATGTAATCCCAATGCAAGACCCGTAGTTACTACTTGCAGTGGAATTGGTAGTACATTTTTAACTTTGGGTAAGTCTGACGGTACCGATTCAATTGAAGGTGTACTTTCTGTAGATGATATTGTACTTTATAGTCCTGTGGTAGGAGAAAAGACATTATCTTATGCAGGAAAGACTGTAGTATTTACTGAGATAAACCCACAAGATTTACCTAATGGTATAATTTATATAGGAGAAGAAGTAAGGTCAAGAGGCTCTATTACTATAAGTAATACAGGTGCAATAGGTAATACATTTACAGTTACTGTAGATGGTAATCCAATAGCAATCTATACTACAACAGGACTTGAAACAGTATCAAATATAGCAGCCACGTTGGCTATTAGTTTGGGTGCTGGATATAGAGGTATTACATTTGGGGCTTCGTCTTTCTATGTAGATGCTCCTATAGGTGCAGGGGAATCTGGAGATAATAGAGTGTTGGCATTGGTTGTTACAGGTACTGCTGCCGGTTCAGTAGTGGCATTAGGCAACGTGACTGCAGGAGTTAATAGGGGAGCACATACAGTAGATGAACAAGTTAATGCAATACTTGCAGTACCATCTCCTATTGACTACCACGAAGAAGGAATAGGAAGCGGTATTAAACTGACTCGAAGATTGACTTCTGGTACTATAGATGGTAATCTTACAGTAGGCAATACCGGAATAGATTTAAGACATAATATAATAGCACGAGGTATAGAGGCTATTGTTGCTGTAGTGGATACAAGATATCCCGGAGAGGCTGCAGGAGTAGGTCAGACAGGAGAGGGAGTCAGGGGTAATGTTTATGTATGTACTAAGGCAGGTTGGATTTTAATGACTAATATAGCTGCTCCTGTATACAAGATGGCACCTACAGAAGACTATGCTATAACAAAGTTTAACGGATTGTATATGGAGGACTATGTGGATTTAGAAGTTCCTGCTGGTGATGGAAGTACTATATACATGGATGAGATTACATATAAGTTAGGAGTAAAGATAAATAGCATAGAACCCGCACACCTTAAAGATGGTAGTTTTGGGGACGGTTTAGAGGAAGGTGTTGTTGGAGGTACAGGATATAAAGAGGATCCGATTATAGTTAAGGTGTCTGATTTTGATGGTGTTGGTCTTAAAGCATATACATCAATAACAGATTTATATGATGATTTACAAGTAGATGTAGAGCCTTTATTAAGTGATGGTTTAATACATACTGATAAAGGTAGAAATGGATTAGTTCCTTTAACTACAGATGGAGAGATGGTTAAATTTGCTACTGTTAAAGTAACCGATTTAATTACACCTACAACAGCTATACAAACAGGGTTAATTAATTCATTAAATCACCCACTCGGAGTTATACATGAAACTGATACATTTGAGAATATATATGTAAAACCCGGAGATGCTATAGAAGTTGATATAAAAGGAGTTAATGTAAAGTCAGACGAGCTTACTTTAACATCATTAGATAGTCCTATAATTAAAGTAATGGAGACAGATAGTCTCACATTAGGAGTACAAGCTAAGCATATCCATAGTAATATGGCTAATGAAACTAAAGGATTAGAAAAAGAAAATGACACTACAGGCCAGTTCTATGTTAAGATAGATACTACTGATGTAGTTATAAATCCTCTAATGTATAATAACTTAGGTGAAGTCACATTGACTATTCACGGAGTACAAGGAAAGCACCTACATAGAAATATAGCAGATGAGGATAATGGGGCTTTATTTATGGATGAGACTTTAGATAAGCTTCAAGTCAAGGTAGTACCTTTAGGAGGCTTGAGAATAATAAATGAAGGCCTTGAAATAGATAAGTCTGATTTGACTTGGTTAGATGATTTTGTAGTTAAGAAAGTAGAACTACAACCATATAAGGGATGGGTTGGCGGACTCGGTGAAACTAATCTCGGAGATTTGACAGGCGATATTGGAATAAGAGGAGATGTGAATTCAGATATTTATATGAATATTCTGATAAAGAGAGATGGTCAATTTATTGAAGTAGTTCCTGAGACTAATATAGCAGCATTACAGGCGTTAATAGATTTAAAGATAAATGCCTACGACTCATTGGTTCATAGTATACCAGATATAAATGGACTTCAGGCAGCACTTGATTCTAAGTTAGATGATTCTCAAGCAGGGGTGTCTATTGCAACGTTAGGTATAGATGGAAAATTAACTCCGTCTCAAAGATGGGATTTAGCAGCACATACACATGTGATAGCTGATGTAACTAGTTTACAAATAGAATTGGATAAAAGAGTCGAGAGTTGTACTTGGTATGATAATATATTAATAAGAGCTGTAGAGAATTCTACAGGAGGGTTATATATAAGGTCTGCCGACGATGCAACTAAGATGTTTAAATTACATGTAGATAACAATGGTAACTTGTTTACAACAGACACTGACCCTAATTGCGGATAATGGATAATAGTAAATTACAACCACAAGCACACTTATTTAATGAAGTCGATATTACGAGGAATGATTTATCATTCCTTGTTTTCGATTTGAATGGGACTAAATATAAAATAAGTGTAGAGAATTTAAAGGAACTATTAATAGATAATAGTGAATTAGTTAATGCTATTGATACATTAGATATTAAATTTAGTAGCAGTACCTCATCTAATAGACAAGACTTAATTGTATTATCGGATAGTTTAAATAATTTATTAACAAACAACAATGAGTTAATTAGTAAAATTGATAAAATAGAAGCTAAGTTAGATAGTAACCCATTAATTAATATACAGGACTTACTTGTATTAGTAACTCCTATAAATATATTATCAGATAGTAAGATAGAGCTTATTGTAGATAAGATAGGTACTGTATATAGTGATGGGGACAGAATAAGAACATTGACAAGGAATGGGTGGAAAACAATCAAATTTGAATAATGAGAGATATAAGAGAATCAGTACAAATATTATACAGTCCTGATATAGAGTGGGACTTTACTACAGGACTGTATCCCCCACATGATCATGCTGGATTTAAATGGTCAGGTAACTTTATACCTGTAAAAGAAAGTAGTGTAAAAGGAGAGATGGAATTATATCATGTGTGGATGAAGATGAAAGTAGGAGAAAGAGATGCATGGACAAGCCCAATGAAGTTAGTTACTACATTAAATAAAGGAGACAAGGGAGATAAGGGAGATAAAGGAGACATCGGAGTTGGAGTTAAGGGAAACGATGGATTAAGTCCTGTAGTACAGTTTGCAGATAGTAAATATGTGCAAGTGCCTCATACAAGTCCTTCTATAAGATTCTTTAGATTTTGGAAAGACCCTTATAATGCTACATCATGGTATCCGCTTAATAGACAAATAGATTTATTTGAGGCACTACCGGCAGGACAGGATGGACAGATACTGTCAAGTCATGGAGGGATGGTAGAGTGGGTAAATCCAGTATTGCCTTACACAGATGCAGATGCAGTAGCGGCAGTTATAGATGATAGCTTACTTACAGCATTAAATAGAACATATTCCATAGATAAGTTGAATTTAGTATATGCCCCAATAGTACATACACATGATGATAGATATTATACAGAAACAGAATTGAGTACATCCGGACAATCTTCAATTCATTGGGATAATATAACAAATAAGAGTATATCAAGTATATTAAGTGCTTCTTCTCCATTACAATTAAGTTTAGGAGTACTCACACATTTAGATACAGATGGAAATAAGCATATACCAACAGGAGGAGCATCGGGTAGTGTATTAAGTACAAATGGAAGTGGTGTGTATAATTGGGTAACCCCTTCAACAACAAGAATACAAGATACAGACGGCGACACGTTTGTAGACACACAGTATGATGGAACTGACCCAGATATAGTTACAATTAAAACAGGGCTTACAACAGGCACAAAGTTTCAAATACTTTCTTCGGGTGGAAGTTTTTTTTCTTATGGCACTTCATTATTAAGTTTTAATGTAGGAAAAACATTGAATTTTACTGCTGACGGCGTTGGTAATGGTCGTGTATTTGCTCTTACACCCGCAGGCATAGGTTATAATTTTGGAACTAATGATATTGTTACTCCTGTTATTTTATGGGGTAACGGATTATATTTTCATAATGATGGTTATGGTCAATCAAGATTAAACGCCACAGGAGCAGATTTTTATTTGCAAACTGTTAATGCTAAAATAGGAATAGTAGGGTATGGCAATTCTGCAAGGCATAATACATATTCTAAACCTGATAATTTAAGAGCATCTATTAATCTTGGCATTGAACATTTATTCAATGGTAGTACAACAATAAATGCTCCAGCCGCATTTACTATGGTTGAAAATCTATTTTCTATTTATAATCCTGTTACGACATACAGCCTTTATGGACCAGGTATTGCCGAAGCAACATACACATTAACTAACGGCAGTAGTTCCGTTACAATAATAGGAGGAACCGCTGTTTTATTAAGTGAAGTTAGAGCAGGTGATACTATAACTTTTAAAAAAGGAAACCCAAACACACCAACAGAAACACACATACTTACAGTTCTTAGTGTAAATAGTAATACATCTTTGACATTAAGTTCTCCTTTTACGGGAACAACAGGAACAGATTATTATTTAGAATTAAATAGTTCTGTTGGAAGAAAATTTACTATAAATCGGTTTGGTGAATCTGCTTTTGGAAGCCACGAACCAACAGAGAAATTAGACGTACAAGGTAATATTAGAGTTAGAGGTAATATGCTTAAATTAGATGGTATATCTACAGCAACAAGAGACGCTTTAACAGGTGTTGCGGGGGATATTATTTACAATACTACTACCAATAAACACGAAGGATTTAACGGTAATATATGGAATCCTTTATATTAATAAAATAAATACAACACAATGATAAAAATAGCAGCAAATAAAATTAAAACTTCTGATGTATTAATACCAGAAGAAGTGTATGTAAGAACAATGCAAGATAGTAGAGAAGGAGAGGTTGAAACATTGGATTCAATTCCTTGTTTAAGATTCTTTTATGATTATCGAGCTTACTTAAAAAGCAAATGGGATGAAAAAATAGCAGAAGGTAAAAAAGGCATAGAAGCTAATACTATTACTGTTGATAGTCTTGATAGGGGTAATATTGTATTAATACCTGTCTTAAAGCCTATTGTATCAGCAAATTTAGCAGAGTTGTCTCTATTTTTTAATAGAGAATACAAAGATCACCTAAAGACTTGTTTAGGTATATTAGAAGAAGACATAACTATAATTCAAATGTAATGGTAACATATAATAATTTAAAATTAGACCCTGCTGGAAACACTATAAAGATAGATAGTTTCCAAGATAATTACAAAGACTTCAGAACTATATTTGGTGGAGGTACTACATTAAGAGAACCATTAAAGAAATTTAATAAGTTTACTAATGGTACAGGAACTGTAGTATACAACACTTCTGAAGAGAGATATGTGCTGTCAGTAGCTACTGCTGGAGATTATGCTATATTACAACAGTCCTATAACAACCCTTACTTTGAAGGTAATAGACAAATATTCGACATAACATCAGAGTTAATGCACCCTGAGACAGGTAAGATTAAGATGTTTGGTTATTGGGATATGCAGTCTGTCGGTGTGGATTTTGCCAAGAAAGATGGTATATTGATAGAGACAGATGATACTAAAGTGTACTTAAGGACGTACCATGATGGTACAAAAGGATTTGAAGAAGATATAACAGCTTATACAGATTGGGAAAAGTTTGCTGTATTATCTTATATATTCCTTTGGTTAGGAGGTGCTTTATTAGAGCCTTATATGTTTTTAAGCTCTGTTGGAGTCAAGGAACTAATAAAGAATACACAGGTAGGTCTGGCAGGTCAGTTTATTAAAAGACCTAATAAGCCTATAACAATGGCTATATTAAGTACTTCAGGTGCAGGTAGTTGTAAGTATATATGTTCTATGGTGGCTACTAAACAAGTAGATAGCTGGGCAGGGCTTTCTGTTCCTGTTTATATGAAGTCCCAAGTAAATACTAATATAGTAGGAACTTACTATCATTTAAAGTCTGTTAAGATAGCAGAAGAATATACAAGGGGAGGCTGTGCTATTATAGAAAGAATAGGTATGACAGGAACTACTACTTCAGATGCAGGCATATTACTTATATGTAAAGGTGCCAATATAAGTCCGACTATGGTGCCTGTACCTGATAGTATAATAGAAGAAAGTAATAATTTGACTGGTACTACTATAACAGAAGCCAACTTGGGGACAATTATAAGTGCATTTGAGTTTAACAGCGGTTCTCCAATAGAACATAAGACAGAGTATATAGGTAAATTTTTACCTATAAGTATCAGCGGGGATAATCCTATTTACAATTTTATATATTTGTCGTTATCTGCTACGCAGTCCACAAGTGTGTTAGTTAATTTTATTGAATTTAAATAACTAAAATTATGGAATGGACATTCTTAGATATTCAAAAAGTAAAGGAAGCTTGTAAAGTTATCATAGCAGGGTTCTCTACATCTGCTCCTAATATGTCTGTAACTGAGACTAATAGTACTGCAATGCTATCTCAGTTAAGTGCTATAAATGGCAATACTAATTTAATAGAAACATTGCAAAGTAATACTAATTCATTACTTACAAGTATATCAGGCTACACAGACCAGCTTGAAGGTTATGTTGATAGCATGGAATCTTTACTTACACTACTTGGAAGTAATACAGATAATATAGAGACGTTACTTACATCACTTGGATTAAATACAGATGGTATAGAAGCTGGGTTAAGTTCGATTCAAACAGCTATTGGATTACAAGCTAAATTAACTGACACTCAACCTGTATCAATAGCTTCTATTGCATTGCCTACAGGAGCTGCTACAGAAGCAACACTATCGAGTATAGAATCAAAAGATTTCGCTACACAAGCAACATCAGCAGCTATTTTAGCAAAGATTATAACATCTCCTGCTACAGAATCTAAACAGGATAATACTATAACGGCCTTAGGTAACTTACTTACTGAATTGCAGTTAAAGGCAGATTTAACTGAAACACAACCTGTATCTATAAGTAGTATCTCGTTAGCCGCTAATGCAGCTACTGAATCACAACAAGTATTACAGTTAGCTGAAGAGCAACAAATCAATTTAAACCTTGATGCTCTTACAACAGAAGTACAGCTAACTAATACTAAGTTAGATTTGGCAAGTACAGAAGCTACATCAAGTTCTATTCTTACAGCTATTGGTACATTAAATACAGTAATAGGAGTGATGAGTGGTGATTTAGTATCTGTATTATCTAAATTAAATGAACAGGCTATTTTAACAGATACACAACCTGTAAGTATATCCAATAATGTAGTAGTTGATTATTCTGCTACTACAAGTACATTTGAGTACGACCAAACACAAAGTCTATTAACCGGAATGGGTAATTTAGCTCAGAGCTGGCAGGCAGATAGTATAATAACTGCTTTAAGTACAAAGTTAAATAGTGGAGAAACTGTTAATGTGAGTCCTTTATCTGCCTTACTACCTCCTGACGGAGCTACTGAATCAAAGCAAGTTGAGATTAATACTAATCTACTTAGTATTCAATCAGATATGAACACATCACTAAATACCTTAATATCAAAGGATTTTAGTACAGATACTACTTTAACTGCTTTGAGTGCAAAAGTTGATTATACAAATCTTCTTCTGGAAGCAGCAAATCTTAAATTAGATGATATAAATACAGGTATAAGTAACATTAATAGCTATACAAACGAGATACCTCTTATAGGGCTTTATGGTTCTGATGGGCAGATAAACGCAGGTTCAAGAAGTGTATCTTTGACTACAAGCAATGACTTTACAGGAACTGTATTAGGTATGTCTGTTACCCCAAGTACGACATATTCATTTACTGCTTCTGGTATAAATAGACTTGCGGATATCGGTTTTACAATATCTACAGGAACTTTACTAGTATTATCAACAAGATAGAATATGTGTATATTAGATGCAACACAGGGAACTGATGGTATAGTCAGTGGATTACTGAACTATGGGGTGCTTGGTATATTTGCTGTTATAATGATAGCTATAATAAGATATTTAACAAAAGAATACAAAACACAGAATCAAGTAATTATAAATACTTATGTAGAACAGATTAAATTGATTGTAACAGATAAGGACAAAGCAGTAGCAGAAAAGAATGAAATAAATGATAAATTTTTAGTACACTTAGAAACTACTGAAGTAAGATTACTTGATATAATAACAGAAAACTCAAAGGCATTTGGTAAGGTAGCAGATTCAATAGAGAAAGTAGCAAGTTCTATATCTCTATTAGTACACAGTATAGAAGATAGATTTGAGTCTACTGATAACCTTAACTTAGGAATAAAAACACTAATAGCACAATTTAAACAGAAATGATATTAAAGTACTATATAGATGAGATAAGACTCACTCTAAAGTTAGATAATTCAGATGCTGAAATAGATGATAGGATAATAACACGCTGGCTTAACTCCCAGCGTGCTTTATTCATCAAGAATGAAGTAAATAAAGGAAACCCATTAACACATTCAGCATACCAAACCATCAATGGACTGCCACTAACACTTGTTAGTGGTAGGATGGTTCTAACTTATGATAGTAAACAGTCTTATTTAACTACAGTAAGTAAGCTTCCACGTATAATGGAAGTGAAGGGAAGTCCATTAATAAGGTCTTTAAGATTACCTGAATTGGGTGGTAAGGAATTGAATATTGAACTTCCAGAGAAGATAGAATACACCGGAAAAGGGGTGTTCAATAAGAATGAACTGTATGCAACCTATTATAAGGATAGAGTATATGTAAAGAATACAGAAGACTCCTTAGTGTCTACAAGTCTAAATGATATAACAATAGATGCTATATTTGAGAATCCGTTAGAGCTGATTAACTTCGTGGATAGCAATGGTAATGCAGCCTATAATGTAGATAGAGACCATTACCCGATTAATGATACACTATGGGAGTATATATTGGGGGCTATTAGAAATAATAGGTATCTGTTATTAAATCAAATAAAGGAAAACGAAGTAAATGACGACAGAGACAACACGTAGTATAAAGATTACAACAACAATAAGAAGCTCCTTTGATGTAGATGACTGCTGGGACATATCTAATAAGGAACATACTAAAGACCTATTTAGAGATGTAATTAATAGTTACTTCAGAAATGTAGCAGACTACTTGATAGAAACAGGAGTAGATGTAAAGATGCAGTATAGATTAGGGCACTTTACATTAAGGAAAGAAAAAGTAGAGTTTATAATAAGAGATAATGGAGAGGTATTTACTAACTGCTATGTGAATAGAGAAGCTACAAAAGAGGTACAAAAGACAGACCCCTTTGCAAGACCTATCAGGTTAATGGATACAGAACATATATTAAGATTTAGTTGGAGGAAGGACGGATTTAGGAATATGAGTTCATATTACTTTAAGAAGTCCGGTGAGTTTTCTAAGAGGCTATTCGATAAAGCAATTAATAATGACTTAAGTAATTTCAATGAACTACGTAGAAATTTCTCGTATCTTAGAGAAGATAAACAGGGATAAGCCAGATACGTTTAAATATAATATAGCAGATGTTTACGAGTGGGTGTGGGAAGCTATATCTTTTATAGGTGCTGAAAAGGCATATGGAAGGACTACATTATCTATAGAATTAGATAATAATATGTGTATAGTTCCAAGTAATATATCTGATGTAAGGACTATATATACTTATGAAGGAGAGGCTATGATCGAAACAAGGAATAGATTTGAGACTAATGTATTGAATGGGTATCAATATATACTGAATGGACGGACACTAACAACTAACTACACCGGAAAAGCAGTCAATATAGAGGCATTTATATTTCCTACTGATGAAGATAATAAACCCTTAGTGCCTGACAATGTGTATGTAATAGAGGCTGTTGTATCATATGTTATATATAGATTAGCTAAGAGGGAATGGATAAAGAACAACGTTGCAGGACAAGTATACAAGGATTTAGAGCAGGGCTGGCTATTCCATGCAGAAGCAGCTAAGAACAAACTTGTAATGCCCACTGTGGACGAGATGAGGGAGCTTAATGAGCTACATGATATAAGTAGTGGAGTGAATAAAGTAATGAGGGGTAGAAATGTAGATGACTATAATCTTAACAGATATGTAGTATGAGGTCGTATTCGGTGATATTCATCTTTCTCTGGAAATTATGATTACAAAACAAAGGTTTATTAAGGGAATGGTAAGGGACAGTAATCCATTAGATTTGGACAACCAGTCCTATACGTATATGGAGAATGGAGATATAGTCAATAATGACGGAGAGTCTTTTGATGCTATATCAAATTTAAGAGGAAATAAAGAACTTCATATAGAGTTAGGAGGAGATGAGAGTCTATTCAAACATGTAAGTCCATTTGGGAGTGAGCATACTGAATGGAAGATAGTAGGTGCTGTAAATGTGAGAGATGATATAGTGTTATTTTATGCTAATAATGAAGGAACAGAATCACGGATAGATTTACTTAAGTATGACACAGCTATAAATCATTTGGATAATAGATATTATAGAATACAACTGGTAGACTTGAATTTAGGATTTTCGCAAGATAAGATAATACATGCAATAGGTAACTATGAAGCCCCTGATAAGATAAAGGTCTATTTTGGAGAGAAGTTTGTAACTAATTCAGACATAAATACAATAAGGCAATTAAATATAGCACAAGATTTTACTGATGGTATAGGTGCTCCCGTATATGAACAGTCAAGTTATACAAGAGTTAATGGATTACTTGAGCAGGATTTAGAAATGATGGCTTTAAGCTATAATGCAGACTTAAGTAGATTGACATTTGATAGCGGTAATCTTAGAATAGGTAATGGAGTATTAAGGAACGGAACATATCAGTATTCTTGTAGATATATAGATGATGTAGGAAGGAAGACAATGTGGAGTGAGTTGAGTCCTATAATAAGTATAACTGATAGTGTAAAGAATCAAACTACAGGAACTGAAGGAGAAATGAATTCAGGTAAGTCTATAGAGTTTGATATAAGTATAGCATTCAACCATAATTATGATAATATAGAAATTGCTAGATTATGGAAGTCAAGTATAAATTCTACACCTGAAGTACTTATAATAGATAGAATTGGTATAAAAGGAGCTACTACAATAAGTGTTATTGATTCTTATTATGGAAGTACATTCGGATTTGTAGATTATAATGAATTTAATATACAAGCCAACTTCTTTAAAGCTAAGACAATGGTTGTTAAAGATAATAGATTATTTATAGGTAATATAGAAGAAGATTTCTTTGACACTGAATACGATGCTCGCATATACAGATTTAACTCAAGTAGAATAAGTGATATATATAAAGCTGATGGTACTACATTAGTGGAGTCTTTAAATGGAGCTTTAGTTAATTGGAAAGACACTGCTGAACTAATACCTATTGATTCAGATATACATAACAAGTTCAATGATATATCTTTAGATACTATAGGAACTAATGCATATAAGTATCAAGCTGATGGAACTACATTAGGTGCTCAAGGAGTAAATGTAAGTGTTTCATTTGATACCTCTTATGATTACAATAATAACGATTTTAAGTTAGGCGTTATTAAGGGATTTATGTATGATGAGATATATAGTTTTGGTATTGTATTATTTGATAAGTATGGAAGGCAAAGTCCTGTAAAGTATATAGGAGATATAAGAATGCCTAAGTATCGTGATATATATCCATCATTTACATATAAAAGAGAGTACGATTTATGTGTCCCTTATTTTAATGTAAGTAATCTTCCGGGTGAAGTAAATAACTATCAGATAGTTAGAGTAGAAAGAACTGTGAAAGATAGAACAATATTAACTCAAGGTGTATTAAGTAGTCTTGAAGATAAAGGTACTCATTTTCAACATGGTTGGTATGAACCTCAATCGCCTACATTTGAGTCTTCCGAACTATTCAGATTACATAGTCCTGAAATAAGTTTCTTTAAGGATTTGAATTTAAAAGATACTTATATAGAACAGTTAAATGATGTTAGTTATGATTATTTAGAATACGGGCATGATATAGATGCATTTGATTCTGGAAGTGCTTGTTTCTATTACTCTGATTTAAAAGTAAGTGGCAGTGCATTATTTCCATTTAGAAATAAGATAAAGGACTTTGCAATAGCACAACAAAAGGATACTGTGTATGTAGATGGAAATACTATAGTTCCTATAGGAACAGGATTAGACACTCTTGGTGCTCCTGTTATATATTACAACAGTACTGCTTCTATAATAGCACTTGATACTTCAATACTTGCAATAGGAAAGAGAACTCTAATTGTAAATATAAGAAGGTATATAATTCCATACGGCGCAGGTTCATATAATAAAAGATTGAATAGTGTATATGTTCCTGCAAGTATTGTATATACAGGAAATGGTACAGTAGGTTGTAGATATGGTGATACGTTTGTTAATAGATATAAGTACTTTCATGCAACTTGGATACATATACCAGAATTAGAGGCTGAATATCCGGGAGGTGTAATAGACCCTAATAACCCAGCATCACTTAAAATATACTCTGCTGCACATATAATAGATACTATAGTAGAAAGTTCAATTAATTTGAAGTTAAGACATGATGATTTTTATTCAATAGGAAACTCCAATATAGATGCTATACAAGTACAAGAGGAAGGACTTACCTTAACTGATAGCAGGGTATTAAAATTAGGTGATGGCAGAGAAACACAACATAATGCTATAGTAGATATATCTCCTACATACTTATATAATTCAGTATATAGTAGTATAAATAAAACTAAATTAGCAATACAGTTACCAGCCGACAGATTAAAGAATTATGTAGCAGATACTATGATAAGATACAGTGAAAAGAAGATATCAGGAGAGTTATATGATAGTTGGTTAGATTTCAAAGCTAATAACTATAGTACATTAGATGCTAATTATGGCTCACTTAATTACATGGTTAGATTAAATGATAACGTATTTGTATTTCAAGATAATGCAGTAGTAGCACTTAGTATAAGTCCTACAGTACAAACAACAACAGATAGTGGACTACCTGTAGTGCTTGGTAAGGGAGATATTATACATTCGCATCAGTATCTATCTACTAATGTAGGAATACAGAAGTGTAATGAAGCAGTAGTTAGTGTATCTTTTATATATTGGATTGATTTGAATAGAAAGAAGTTATATAGATTTGGAGAAGGCATACAGTCAATATCAGATATAAAAGGAGTGAGTAGTTACTTTAAGCAAACTTTAAATAAGAATACGAGATTCTTAGGGGTATATGATAATTCAAGGACTTGTGTTATGTTGTCCATAGTAAATGATTCAATAGGAGTTAAGTATGATGACAATACATTTACAGTAAGTGTGGGATTTGAATTTACCTATCTAACAGGAGATACAACTAACGTAATAATGGAAACAGGCTTGATATATAAATTAAATACAAGCAGTGGAAAGGAAGGTACTTATAGATTAACAGGTATTTATGAAACTAATTTAGAATTTGAGTATCTGTACGGAGATGAGTTTATAAATGCCGATAAGGTGTATATGCACAAATTTATAGACTTAAAGAACAACTACACTATGGTATTTAATGAACCTCTTAATTTGTTTATAGGGTTCGAGACTTTTATACCAGACTTGTATTTAAAGACACCTAAGGGGTTTATGACATCTAATAACGCTAATTTATTATATGAACATAATTTAGGAGAGTATGGTGAGTACTATGGAATTACATATCCATTAATGTTTGAATATGTATTGAATCCACAATCATCTAATGCTTATTATGAAGCCATAGAATTGATAAATGAACTAACTACAGGTGAAAGAAAGCTGGAAGGTAAGTCAAATTATATCGGTATAGAGAATAGGACAATAACTGAAATAAGGGGAATTACTAATACACAGCAATCGGAGTACATTGATTTGTTTGTAAAGAATTCGACAGCAATGACTGAAACAGAACTTAATACAAGTACAGGAGAATATGAAGCAACTGATAATCAGTCCTTTTTAAACTATGCAGGAAGTAGTAGGGTAATAGCAGACACCAATGGAGTTAAAACAGATACTGTGTATCCGGCTTACCTATATAATATAAGTAAAGATTTGAATCAATTTAAGACAGCGGTACCAAGAAATAAGACAGGCTTAACTTATACAGATGAAGGATACAGTAAAGCAATAAATGAGTTGCTTAATGGAAATTATTGTAAGATACGGGTTTTATATGATAATAGTATGATAGGAGGAAGATTTAAGATATTAGATATAATGACACATTTTGAACCATATACATTATGAGATTTAAAAAACAAGAAGTATATAATTTAAAGAAAGCTAAGTGGGGAGAGATATTAACTGCTGCAAGTGGTGTGGCAAGTATGGTACCGGGAGGACAGGTAATAGGTGCTGTAGGTGGAATTGCTGGTATGGGATTAAGTGCTTGGGAAGCTAATAATGAGAGATTGAAAGAAGAGCAGAGAATGAAACAAGAGCAGTTACAGCAATCAGCACAAGGTAGACTACAGACCAATCTACAAAACTACGATTTAAATATACCTACATTTGCTTATGGTGGACAAATGCCACCTCAACAAGTAAGACAACAACAAGTTACACCAATAGCAGGAAATACACATGAACAGGGAGGTACTAATTTAGCTAATGTAGTTGAGGCAGAGCAAGGAGAAGCTAAACAAGGTAATGTAATATATAGTGATAGGCTTAAGATAGAAAAGAAGGATTTAGATAGGTATCAATTACCTAAGAAGTATTTAGGAAAGACTATTGCAGATATTGCAAAAGATATAGAATCGCAGTTCAGTCTTAGGAAGTTGGATAGTTTAGATAATAAAGAGAAGCAAAGACGATTAGATGACTTGACACAGATACAAGAAGTAAAGAAAGTAGAACAAGAGAATAAGACATATAATAACGACTTGAAGCAAGGCAGAGTAGAGATTACACCTGAAATGATGCAAGATATGCAAGGAATACAACAACAAGATATGATGGGACAACAGGCACAAATGCAACAACAAGTGACTCCTGAAGTGCAACAACAAATGATGATGCAACAACAAGGAGGACAGATACCTATGATGATGTATGGTGGCAGACTGCCTAAGGCTGCATTTGGACGTACTATACCACCTGAAATAAATGATAAATATAAACAGAGTGCAGAAGAATATTATAGACAAGGAGGAATAGCAGATTATCCTGTAATGGGTAATTATAGTCCTCAAGATGAAGCATATAATGCAAGTTTAAGACCTATAAGTCAATTAGTAGATACTCCTTATGGTAAAGAAGCTGCATCGAGTAGAAGGTTTCCTTTATTTAGTAAAAAGATAGATGAAAGCAACCTAAATAATATAGCACCTTCATTTACATCTACTTCTAATTTTGTAGTTAATGATTATGGAACATCTATTAATCCACCCGGTGTTATAGATACGGGTTCGGGTTCAGGAGACCCAAGAATAGACACTACTGATATAACAAAAGGATATACGCCAAGAACTGATAACACGAGTAATAATAACATACAATCGAATAATACTGTGAGTTCAGGTAATCCTCTAATATATGAGTATGGAGTAAGTAAAGACCCTATGGAGTTTAGAAAGTCTTATGATAAAGGTATTAATTTAAATACAAATTCCAGAGAAAATAGAACAAGTACCGGAAATACAAATTCTAGTAATGTATTAACAAGTAGTAATGTAGCAGACTTAAATGCAACACAAGATTTAAGTTTCTTATCTCAAAGATCAAATAGTAATATAAACACAAGTAATAAAACTAATCCATCAGCAAATGTAGGTACTGTATCTATATCACCTGCAAATACAAGTAATGGAATATCAAATAATATAGGTACGACACAATCAGGTACAAATCCACTACAAAGCAAAGACTGGTATAATAATGGATATGGAAGACAGAAAGCAGAAGCAAATAGCAATAAGGGAGTACTACCAAGCGATTATATAACTAAACGTGAAATTAATCAAGGAGGCGGTTCAGGAAATCCTATGGTAGATAATAGTGGCTTATTTACAGGAATACAAGGGGCTGAAGGAAATAGTAATTATACAATGCCTGTATTTGATAGTACTGGTGCTAATATAGCCAACAAGGCAGCTTATACATCAGCAGACAATACAGGTGATCCCAACATGGGCACGGAGTTCAATTTTAACTACGAACAACCCAATGCCTTCTTATCTAATTTAGGTGGTATGTATGATATAGCAAGAGGTATACATGGATTACTTAAACCACAAAAGAAGTTCTCAAGAATCAAGCCTGATTATGTAAGAGCTTCCTATGTAGACCCACAAAGAGCCCTTCAAGATGTATCTAATTCATATGGAAGTGCCGCTAATGTGGTAAGAAATAACAGTATAGGAGGAGGTAATTATATGTCTAATATGCTTGCATTGAAAGGGCAGGAAGGACAAGACAGAGCAAGAACAAATCAGGCTTATGATGAAGCCAATGTAGGAATAGCTAACCAGTATAAAGGAGTAAATGCACAGATGAATGTAGGTACACAACAAGCCAACTCACAAATACAACAGTATGAAGAGATGGTAAATCAACAAGAGAGAGATGTTGCATCTAATATGATACAAGGAGGACTTACAGATATGTCTGGACATTATTTACAGAGACAAGGAGACCAGAATCAGTATAATATGCAAACGGCTACACTTCCTTTCTTATCACAGAACAATATAAAGGTATACCAAGACAAAGGTAAATGGTATTATAAATATCAAAAGTAATTGATTAAGTAAAATCGTTTCTAATCGCTCCAAATTTTTGATTCGATTCAGTTATCATTTTATATTTTTTAATTCATTAAAATCGATTTTTATAGCTTTTTATAGAATTTAACCGACAATCTGACTAAGGTTGTCGGTTTTTTTATGCAGTTACATAGTATTTAATTAAACATATAACATAATGGCAAGGTATTTTCAACGTGAAAGAAGTTTACCACAAAGCACATATGCACCTATTAATTTGGGTGCTGTTAATCAATTTCTGACAGAGAAGCAGAAAGGAGTAGACCAGTTAATGGGAGCAGCTGATGAAATAAAAGACCAACAGTTAGAGTACGAAGCAATCAAACAGTATGAGGGATTAGGGCAAGATGCTAAAGACTATGCAGTAGTTAAAGGAGCTGCAGATGAATGGTATGCAGAAAAGGAAAAGGCGCTTAATTTCTTGACTAATGATTTGAATTTAGATAATTTAGGGGATGCTACAAGAAGTATAGCTAAATTAAAGAATAAGAAATATAATATGGAATCAGGTATATTTAAAGTGGCAAGTGAGAATTTGCAATTATATAATAAAGCAAAGAACGATTTGATGCAGAATGCAAGAACAGAAGGTATAGGTGATTATGAGCAATCTGTTTTATTGAGAGAGTTAGAACAGCAGTATGTTAATAAAGGTGAATTGAAAGGAAATAGTGGAGATTTTAATACATTTGGTTCTTATAATCCATATGCTTTTACTAATACAGGTAAGTTTGTAATGGATGTAGGTAAGACAGAGATAGATAAAGAAGGAATTACTAAGATATATCAAACTACTATAGGAGGTGCTCCTTATATAAGAAAAGATCATTCAACTACAGAAGAAAGAAGCCCTGAAGAAATAGCTCTTATAGGATTTACTTCTATGACAGGTAATAGAAAAGAAAACGCTTCCTTAGAGTCTCAAATAGAAATAAAAGGAAAAGCAATATTTGATAAGACTTACTATGATTTAATTAAATCAGGTGTGAATAAAGACGAAGCAAGAATAGAAGCTAATAAGAAAAGACAAGAAGTAGTTGATTTTGAGAATGAAGCGAGAAATCCTGAAAACTACGGAGCTATTACAAAAGAAGGTTTTTCTTTTGATAATTTAAGTAAAGATGGATTTAATAACAAGTATGCAGGTACTATATATGGTAATGCTTTAAATCAAAGTATTATACATAATGCAGTTAAAAAAACTGATTTAGATTCTACTATACAGGAAAAATTGAATTGGAATTACGCAGGTGGTGGAGGAGAATATGAAAAGAAATCTCCGGGAACCGCTATATTCCATACAGATGAAAATAAGAAAGACATAACAGAACAAAACAAAAGCTACTCTCAAAACGCAGATAAGATAACACAACTAAAAGCACAAATAGCAGCTAATCCTAACGACTTGAATGCTAAGAGTGAGTTAATGAAAGTAGAAGAAGCCCAAAACTCATTATCTTATAATTTGAATGGTAGATATACAACTAAGGATGGAAAGAACCTTATAAATGAAACAGAGAATATATTAGCTAAACAGATGCAGGAAGCATTTAAAAATAAAACAATGTCTAACGAAGACATAAAAAAATACAACACAGCAATAAATAAAGTAGAAGATTATGTACTAAGATATGGACCAGAAGAAGGATTAAATAAGGTACAAGAAGAAATAGATAATATAGATAAAGTGTTGGGAGACACAGAAGGATTCTTCTCTACTGTAGGAACTTTAGTTAATCCTATATTAGGTGTTGCTGGAACAGTAATAAACAGTTGGTCAGATGTTACAAATAGTGAAGCTTCAGATAATGTATTGAATGATATGAAGAAACAACTAAAGGCTGCAGAATTAGATGTTAGCGGATATACTACAGGAATGGTTATGTATGGAAATAGCGAGAAGAGTCAAGCAAAACAAGTACAGGATTATATGAAAGAAGGATTAAAACAAAACGCTATTACTGATATGGCTGGTAATAAGATAGAAACTAAGGAAACAGATGAATTAGTGTTTGCTGCTGCTACAGGAAGTAATACACACGGAGTATTAATACAAAGGTATAAGGATGAAGAGGGAAAGGACGTAGTGAAGGAAACACAAGTAATGATTGATATGAGTGAAGAACAAGGAAGAAGATTTAAAACCATGCAAGGAACAGACGCCATGCAAGATTTCATAGAAGATACACACAACACTTCTGTCGGCTCTTTAACTAATGCTGATATAAATGATATGGCAAGTAAAGGGTCTGTATTTGCAATGGAGGGAAGTTATACTAATGGAGAAAAATTAGCAGTAGCAGACAAAGGAACTAAATTAGTACTAAAGGGAGTTAATCCGGCATTTGGTACTTTTGAAGTAGAGGCTTTAGGAAATCAAAAATTTAAAGTAAAAGATGGCACAGGCAACGGATACATAAAAGATAGATATAAGAAAGCTGACGGTACTATAGAAGAGTTTGATAAAGAGTTTAATTTATTCGATATAGGCGAACTAACCACATTAAGAAATAAGAAGTACATGGATGAAGTAAAACAAAATAAAAACGAATAACATGCCAAGAGATATAGATTATAATAAATTCGGATTTGACCCAGCTGAATTAGGACAGAAGACAGCAGAGAGAGTAGAGAAACAAAGAATGGAGACATTAAATAAGGACTTTGATAGAATGAACATAAGTCCTGAAGATGGAGCATCTTTACTCAATTATGAGCAATCAAAAGCAAAAGATACAGGACTTGTATTAGAAGGAGTTGATATAAGTGGATTTGAGGGATTGGTTAATACAGATGATTTTAGTATAAGTACATTTGATAATAGTAAATTAAATGACTTAGCAGCCGAAAGACAAACAACCTCACAGAAGTTATTAAGAACTGCAGCCAATACATTAGGTAATGTACCTATAGGTATAATAGGAGATATAGGAGGTACAGCCGCCATCTTTGAAGATGACTTATCTAATTCATTAACAAGATGGGCAGAAGAGAATAGAGATTGGGCTGCAGGTAAAGTATATACTAAGACAGGAGATACGGATTGGTATGGTAATATAGGAGGAGGCTTATCAAGTGCTATTCAATTTGGTATAGAGGGTGCTTTATTTGGTGCTATGTTTGGACAAACAGGTGCAGTAGTAGGTAAGTTACCTAAGTTATTAGCAACTACTGCTAAATTACAGAAAGCAACTAAGTTAGCTACAGTATTAGAGAAGTATGGATTAGCTTCAAGGAATGCAGCAGAAACAGCACTTGAGTTAAGTTCATTTAGTAAGAATGTATTAGCAGGTACTACAAAGGCATTTGAAACTACTATACCAAGACTTGCTACTGCAACACATCTTAGCTTACTTGAGGGCAGGTTAAGTGGTGTTACTGTATATGATGATTTTATGAGAGATAACCTACAGGCATATATAAATAAGTACGAAGAACAAGATGGAACTAAAAAGGCACAAGAGGCTGCATCACAGGCAGGTAATACTACTATGTATATAAGTGCCTTAAAGAATATACCATTAAATATAACAGGCACAGCAGCTGCATTTAAGAATGTGAATAAAGAAGTAGTTGAGAGATTTGGATTGAATGAATTAGCTAAGAAGGGAGGATTTGCAGAGGGATTAAAGACTATAAAGCAAAGTAGAGACTATAAGAATTACATAAGAGATAACTACGGGTATAGAGCATTAGGGGAACCACTTCAAGAGGGACTTGAAGAAACCAATACAGGAATGGCTGAAGTATCTGGTAGAAGATTAGGGGAATCACTTGCAGGAGAAGATTTAAGAGGAGAAGAGAATAAGTTCTCTTATATAGATGAAATGACTAACTTCGGCGAATCACTTGAGAGGATAGGAACTAAAGAGGGAGCTATTGAGTTCGGTATGGGAGCTGTTATGGGTGCAGTTACTACAGGAGTAATGGATATCATGCCAAGAAGAGTAACCGAGAATGGAGAATCTAAGTTAGAGTGGTATGGTAGAATAAAGAGTGATAGAAAAGAAAGAGAAGATAGATTTGACTTAGTAGGTGAGACTATGGTAAAGGACTTAGAGAGGATAGATAGTCTTAATGATGAGTTGATTGAAGTAACTGCAGATGAACAAGCGGGTATTAAAGTAGAAGGACAAAGAAGCAAACAAGATGTAGAGAATGACTTATTTAATATAACAAGCTTTAATGCAGTTTCATTAGGTATTACAGACCACTTAGTACAAGAGTATAAAGATATAGCAAACCAAGACAATAAAGACGTAAACAAAGTAGCTAATAAAAGACAAGAGGAATTCAATGCACTTAATAAGGAGAGTGCTAAATTAGATGAAGCAATCAAGACTACAGAACAGGACTTCAATATGGCTAATGAGCAACAGAAAGAACAAATACAAGGACAATTAGAAGAACTAACAAAAAGAAAAGAAGTAATAGAGAAAGATAAAGTAACATTAAAGGCTGAAATAGCTAAAGTAGCAGGTAAGACAGAAGCTCAAGTTAATGGATATGCTAAAGATAAAGACGATAATAGATATAAGCAATTAGCTGAAAGACAGATAGATAAGTTGAATGAAGCTAAGGCAGCCTATAAAGACTATGAATTCAAGTACGGTAATACTGCTGCAAACAAATATGGTATAGTTAATAGATTACTTGAGTTGAGATTGGGCAGTATGACTACTCAAGAGAATATAGAGAATAGTATAGAAGAGTTCAATAAAGACTTAACATATAAAAGCCCTAAAGATAAAGGCAGTTTAGTTGAATATGAGATGGATAGTATGTTAGGTAATTATGTTAGAGTTAAGAAAGAAATAGAAGCTCTGCTTGAATTACAAGCTAAGGAGAAAGATAAGGGAATATCTGATGTAATGACTAAAGAGATTAATAGTAGAAAAGATAAGTTATCTGATTTAAGACAGCAAATTACTGTAAAGGAAGTTAGTGCAGGAGTTAAAGTTAATATGTTTGAAGAGAAATATAAACAAGAAGAAAAGATATTGAAGAAGAGATTAGATGCATTAGAAGGAGATAAACTTAAAGTACTGAAAGGAAGAGAAGAGGAAATCAGTAAAACAAATAAAAAGATAAAAGAAGTAACTGATGAACTCAATAAATTCAGTACAGGCTTAACAGAAAATAAGTTAAATAGTAAAGCATCAAAAGAAGCCCTTTTATCTTACGAAATCAGATTGACTGCACTTAGACTTCAAGCAGAGAAAGAGCGGAGAGAATTAGAAAGAACGAGAAAAGAAATAGCTGGTATAGGCTCTAATGTAAGTCTCTATGAAATGAAATCAAGGTCTTTAACAGATAAAGAAAAACAATTAAAAGAAGATACAATACAACTCGAAGAAGATAAAGATAAAACAAGAGAAGTAATAGATAAGATTAAAAAAGAAATAAGTACTTATGATATTAATACACCAACAGATAAATTAAAGATAGAGGAGCTGAATGAAAGTCTGTTTTTATATGAAGAGAAGTCTAAGTTCTTAAGGACACAGAAAGAAATGATTGAAGATGAATTAGATAAATTAAGAAAGGAGAATAAAGATACTATAGAATATAGTAAAGATAAATCTAAAGCTGTTGTAAATAGTGAAAAAGACAAAATAAGAAATCAATATGAAGAAGAAGTAGCATATGAGAGAAGTGAAGAGGGGTTTAAAACACTAGAAGATAAAGTATCAGATAAATTGAACGGACACTTAATTAACTTTAAAAACAATATAGAATCCTATCTATATCAAGTAAATAGACATGATAAGTTATTAACTGAAGAAGGACAAACAGAATTTGTTAAGAATGGTATAAAAAATAAGACTGAAGCAGTAGAGTCATTTAAGAAAGCAGTACAGAAAGCAAAGGATAATGTGGACAGAGAAGCAAACTTAAAGTCAAAAGAAACAACCGGAAAGACAGTAAATACAGTAAATGAAAAAGCAGAGAAAGAAAGGTTAGCTAAGGAAGCTAAAGCAAAGGCTGCAGAAGAGGCACTGAAGAATAAGGCATCTGCAGGTGTGCAAGCAGTTATAGATTTAAAGGAACAGATTATTAAATGGTCCGTAGTTGAAGGTGAAGCTGATTTATTAGCTTCATTAGATAAAGTAACAGAATGGATACAAGATAATCAAGATGAGCATAAGGATACTATAAAATATATAAATGAATTTACAGATGCCTTTAAGAAAGGACAGCCTGAAAAATTCACAGGTATAGTAGATAATATATTAAAGACACTTCCATTATTCCCTATAGATGCTACAGAAGCCATGAAGAATGTACAGTATGCTAAGGGTAGAATGAATAATGAGTTAGCAGACCTTGAAGACTTGAACTTTGAAGAATCTAATATACACGAAGAAGCACGTGATTTATTTAAGGTAATACAAGACAAGAAAGATAATGGAGAAGCTACTACAGAAGAAGAAACTAAAATGACTGATTTACGTAGCAGACTTAAAGAGCACAGTAATAAACTAATAGACCACTTCACTAAGCTAATAGAGGATTATAAATTAAAGACATATGTATTAGACGAGAATGGTAATCCAATAGCAAGAGATTTAATAGAAGAACACCGCAAACTATTTGCAGTAATGAAGAGAAGCTTCGATGTAATATCTCCTACTATGAGAAAGAACGCACGTAGAAGTAGCTTAGATGCTGTAGTAGGTTACTTAAATAATTACTTCAGACTATTACAAGATAATATGGAAGTAGTAGGAACAAAAGAAGTTGAAGGTAAGCCTGTAGATGAATTAGTAGCTAATCTATTTAACTTTTCTATACTTATAAATGATAATGAGATTATAGGTGTAGATCCTGATATAGTCAATTCAGGTACTATAAAAACAGTACTAAATAAAGCACCTGAATATGAAGAAGACTACAATAATAGACATCAATATACAGATGAGACGAATAGATTAAAGACAAGTGTATTATCTATTGCTAATACAAGTGTAAGATATAATAAAACAACTAAATTACAGGAGGGTACAGGTGTGTTATCCATACCTACAGAATCATCTAAATATCTAAATAGAGGAGATGTAGTAGAGTTCATAGTAGAAGATAATGACGATTTGCTTATAACAAATTATGAAGGTGAGAAAGAAACTAAGATGACTTGGGGAGAATTTAAGAAGAAGTTCAATGGAAATGAGCAACTATTAAATGATTATATACCTATTAAAGTAATATCTAAAGGAATTGAGGCAGGTTACTTACATAGTATAGGTAGAGTAACTGATGATTACTTCCAAGTAGAAAAAGATAGTAGTATAGAAATAAAGAGAGATGAACTAAGAAGTGCTCGTACAAATATACTAAAAGGAGCCGATACAGGTAAAGTATACTACAAGTCTGTAGGTATATTAAATGCAGAGAAGTCAGGAAGCGAGAATGAATTAGATAACTACGGAACACTTAATGAAAGACTTAAAGACTCTAAAGAGGGATTAGGTAATCCTATAATAGCAGTATCTATAGGAACTTCATTGGTTACTTCTGTAGATGGACAGAAGAGGAATATAAAAACAAGTGAGTTCTCTGATGAGTTGAGAGAGTATCTTAAGACATTTGGGTTTGGTAAGGCAATAGCATTAGTTCCTTCTGCTGATGGAAGTCTACAAGTAGAGTTCGTATTGCAGATGAGTCTTAATGGTAATGTAAAGAAAGGAAATAAGAATAAGAAGATAGGAACTGATTTGATAGAAATCTTTATAGGATTCCTATCTAAATTAAATGCAACAAGTAATCCATTATATAAAGAAGGAGTACTTATAAAAGATGAGTTCAATATACATGACTTAATAGAAGCTATTACATATGTAGATATAAATCATAGTGATATCGCAGGAGTTAATATAGATGCTTCTAAGAATGCATATAGTAAGATGTATAGAGTTAAGGAAGGAACTAAGTCTAAGTATTATATAAACATAAATCAAGCCAGCCCAGCAGTAGAGATTACAGAAGCAAGTCTAAAGAATAAAGATGTTATAAATGCTATAGGTAATTTAAGATTTAATGCAAGTACTAAAGCTATAGAAAAGAACATACAAATACCTAATGGGAATGGAGAGCTTGTAAATTATATAGACTTTATAGGAGATAGATTTGTAATAGATGCTAAAGTAAAGACAGTAATACATAATACAGAAGATAACTTAAATAACAATATAGGAAATACGGAATTCATATATTATAATAATCCTGTAGTGGCTTTTAGTGTAGATGTAATGAAAGATAAGCCTAAACCACCAACAGAAGAAACAAATAAAGAAGAAGTAAAGCAAGAAGTAGAATCAACTAAACAAGGACTAAAATTAAATAATGCAGAGCTATTTGAAATAGAAGGTTCTGAGCTATTCGATTATAAAGTATTTGAAGGTATTGTACCTGAAGTAGAAGCAGTAACAACAGTACCATGCAAAACAAAATAAATCAACTAAATAAATTAATATGAATTGTGAACCAGTTGAATTAATAGAAGTATATAAATCACTAAGACCAAATGCCACAGAGAACGAATCTAATATTTTGGTAAAGATGGCTGTAAACTATAATAATAAATACGGAGATAGAATAAAGGACGCAAAAGAGCCGTTTAAGTATTTAGATAAAGAATATAAGATAGAGTCTAAGTTATATAAAGACTTAGTTAGTTATTATGGAAATAAGAGAATGGCTAATGAAGTATTAGCCATTCATGTCTATTCGGGCTCTAAACAAGCTAATGCTTTTTTAAGTAGTATTGGATATGACTTCGAGAATAAGACAGGGGAACCTACCTTTAATCAGATATCATCACTATTAAAGATAAAGACAGATACATTCAATCCTGAATTTATAAAGGCACTAAATGAGGATTCAGTATACAGTGTAAAGGGATTAAGTGCTAATCAAATAATAGAGTTAGTTAATAGTTATGTACAAGGCTTTAAATTAGATAAAGATGTATCACCTATACAGCAGTTGGATTCCTTTACAGAGGACTTAAAGACCATATTAGAAAGATATAAAGCAACAAGAGATAAAATAGCATCTCTTATAGGAGACGATACAAAAGACCAAAAACTTGTAAATAGTGAGTTAGATAGATTTAATTATTTAGTAAATGTGTTTGAGGCTGCTACAAACGAATCTAATTTAGAGAAAGTAAGGACACTTGTAGAAAGAAGACTTATAAATGATAAGACTATAAAGATAAATCTGAAGAATAAGAAGATAGAATTAGCAGCAGATGAGAGATTAAAAGCTATGTGGAATGATACTGCTTCATTCTCTATAGATTGGAAAACTACTGCTAATGCAGCCTTAAAAAAGGTACTATCCAACATAGATAAATTAAATGACCTTAGTATAAAAGAAAGAAATGAGTTCGGGTTAGTTAAGAAGTTAGATAAGGAGTTTGTTATGCAGTATATGATAAACTCTGTAAGTAACCCTAATGCAAGTGCAGAGGAGATGCTTGAAGAGATAAAAACTAAGGGTACTATAGGAAGTAATATAGTAGAAGAGCTTAATAAACAAAAAGATATAGAAGGATTAAAGAACAACTTGAAGGCAGTATTAACGACCCAAGACGTAAACTTAATTACTATATTACATAATACAGGAAGAAAAGAATCACAAGAAGGAGCCAATGACGGTATAAAGAAAACTGCTTATCCGTTTCTCACTAACAGAAATGCCTTAGAGAATAGAATAAATAATGAATGGAGATTAAATCAAAAGATGTTATCTGAAGGTATATACAGTTCTGAGTTAGGTAATATGAAAGGCAGTTTGAAGTTAATAACTGATAAAGGTATAGATTACAAGTTATTAAATCATATAAAATCATCAAGCCTATCCACATGGGAAAAGAAAGCAAAAGAGCTTATTAAAAATACTACAAATAGACCACAACTTATACAAGCCATTATAGATGATAGAACCATAACTGTAGATAGAAAACCTGTAATAGAGTATGGTCTATTAAGTACTCTTAATGGATTAGGTATAGATGTAACAAGACCTGAACTTGAATCTTTATTTAATAACCCTACTAAGTACTTTAAACTTGCAGGAGTTAAAGGAAATGTAAGTATACATGAGATGTTTACAAGTAATAAGAACGGTATTATACGTAATATATTCCATACAGGATTTGAAAGAGATGCAGGTGAATTTGAAGAGCTATCAAGTGCATTTAATCCATTAAGTAATAATAAACTTGTAAAGGTATTAGCTAATCTAAAAGCAGAGAACTCAGATAAATATGTATTAAGCAATTACAGAAACAATGAAGGTAATATGATTTCATCTAATAGTATACCTTCAAGATTCAGCTTAGTAACAGATAAACTAACTAATGAAGATAAGGGTTTTATAGAAGATATGAGAAAAGGGGATTTTACAAGATACTCTGCATTTCTACCAGAAGCAACTAAAGAAGAAAGAAAGAAATACAATGATAAGATTAATCTATTCTCTCTAAAAGAAGTCAATTACTTCTATATAGATTCCATGAATAAAGAGAATGGAGGAGAAACAGATAAACCTAAGACCCGACCTAAGATGACAAGAGAAGAGCAATATATGCAAATGATTACCTCCTTCTTTAATAGCGGTAATGATTTAACATATATGTCTCCAGAAGTAATGTCTGATAAATCTAAGTATCCATTACTTAGTTTTGAAAGGATTGAAGTAGCTGACTTCAAAGATGTATATGATAAAGACGGAAAGCTTAATTTAGTTAAGGCATACACTAAAGGAAATAAAGATGAGGAGCCAATGAATATCTTAAATATGTTAATGCAGTCAGCCTATGCAGAGATAGAGAGATATAATATGATGGTAGACTTAACTAATAAGTACAACAATAATGAATTGAGTGTAGAAGATAAACTTAGATTTGAGAAGATTAGTAAGACTTATAAAGATGGAGCAATGAAGTTCTTCTTCTATACAGAAATGAATAAAGAGAACACATTCGTATTTACTGACGGTAAGATAGATATATCAATAAATGATAATAAGAAAGCAATAGCAGCCATAGTAAATAGAAGTGCCGAATTATCTATAAATAAACTAGTAGATGAGTTTAAGAAATATGGTATATATAACTATTTAGAATCAAGAATAGCAGATGAATACAAAAAGAAGTCCGGTAATATAACATTGTCTGCAGAAGAAACTAAAAGAGGTAAAGGATATATGGATAAACCAATAAGAGCCTTAGCTACAGAGATGCATATCAATCAAATATTATTGAATCATAACTTCACTATGACGTTTGGCGGAGACCCTGCAATGTTCTATAAAGAGAAGAAAGGAAGTTGGATTAGAAATTCAATAGATACATACTTTAAGAGAATGGGAGGTATATCCGGTACTGCAATTAAAGGAAGGTACATATTTAAGAATGAAGATGGAACTACAGACGATTATAGTAAAGTAGAGTACTTTGTAATAGATGATGTGGAAACAAGAAGATATCAAGTAAGAAATAAAGAGCTGCTTGATGTAGACCAATATGGTAAAGTAAATGTAGCAGATGCTGAAGAGATAACATCTCTAAGAGAAGATATGACTGTACTATATAGTAAGGAAGGTATATCTACAGACACGTTTAAGAAGATAATAGATAATTTAAATGCAGGTAAGATGCCAAACTTACATGAGCTTGGAGTAGAATTACAAAAAAGAAAACCTCTATTCTTTGCTACAGAGTATGACCAATTCACAGCATCTAATCAAGTAAACTACATGAAATCAAGTTCATATGCAGCAACTAAGGAGTTAGCGGCTGGGTTTGATTTAGAGGTATTGCAAAAGTATATAGAAAAGAGAGAGAAGAAGCATATAGCTGACGGTAACAGAATCAACGTAAGAGTAATCACCAAATCTGCAGCAAAAGCAAGAGGTATTGAACCATTTGCTATATTTGATGTACCTACTACAGATTCTAATAGAGCACAAGATAGAACAGCAAGGATAAACGAAGTTAAAGTAGAAGCTATGTTCGAGAGAGGTGGTATGATATTAGATAGAGATGGATTAGGTCTACAACAAGAGGAATTAGATAATGAAGATGATACTATTACTAACATAAGCCAATTAAACAAGTTAGCATTTCAAGGACTTCTACTTGATGACAGGAAGCTATTTATATATAAAGGAGGTAAACCAATATCAGCAAAAGAATTAAAGAAGATAAAAGAGAATATAAGAAAAGAGATATTTAAAGAAGCTAAGAACGAATTTGAGAAAGAGTTTGGTATAACTAATGGTAAGTTTACAGACCTAAAGAAAATAGTAGCTTTTATAAAAGAAGAACTTATATCATCAGGTAAAGCTAATGAAGCAGATATGATTAGGATTGCAGAAGATGGTAACTTGGTGGTGCCATTATATCTAACTCCTGTATATAATACAATAGCTTCTAATTTGGTATCTTTAATTACTAATAGAGTAGTTAAGTCAAGAATGCAAGGTAAGTCCCATGCACAAATGAGTAACTTGGGATTTAGACATTTAGGAGACTATAATAAATCTAATATAATATTTACAGATAGTTTCAATGAATCTCTTACATATACAGAGATAGAGGGTAATACAGTAAAGAGAGCACAGATAATAATCCCTTGGCCCTTTAAAGATATAGATATGAAAGACTATATGGTAGGAAATAAGATAGATATGAATAAGATAGATAAAGCTCTACTAAATACCATAAGTGCTCGTATCCCTAATCAATCCCATAGTAGTACAATAGCATTGGAGATAGTAGGATTTCTTCCGCAAGGCTATGAAGATATGGTTATATTGCCTGACGAGATAACAGCTCAAATGGGTTCTGATTTTGACATCGACCATTTATATAGCTACTTATTTAATCACGAAGTAGATAGTAATGGCAAGTTAACTAAGATAAGAGAGAAGACAAATAAACTCGCATGGCTGCAAAACAACTACATGGAAGTATTAGAGTCTCTATTCACACACCCGGAAGTAGCCAAGAAGTCATTAAGGTCATTAGACTTTAAAGATGTTGAAGATTATGTAGAAAAGAAATTAAACAGTAAAGAAATTAATCTAATAAATAACCATTGGGATATAGTAAATACCTTAGATGACTACAATTCAAATCAGAGCGGTAAGAAAGGTATTGCTATACAAAGTGTACATAGTGTTGTAATGGCTTATTTAGAAGATAAGGGCATGAAGTTAAATGAAGCTATTAAATTCAATGGAAAGACATACACAGGAGTTGGATTAGGCACATATAAGAATCATAAGAATGAAGATAGAACAAACTTCAACTTCACTACAATGATACAGAATGAAGCAGTAGATAATGCCAATAATAAGCTATTAGATGCTACTGGTTGGACATTAGAGTTGTCTAAGGCTTTTAATGGATTGAATGCTTTGATAACAGATGAGAAAGATTCTATATCAGGAGAGATGATAATGGCTATGTTCAATCACCCAATAGTCAAAGAGTTACAATTCTTATTAGAGCAGTCAGATAGTCAATTCTCTGGACTAAATTATACATTTAATGGTGCAGTAAAGAAGTTAATAAGAGAAAATAAGCTTACACTTGAACCTAAAGTATATACTGCAGAAGAGATAATAAATAGTTATAAGAATCCTGTAATGGATAAAGGAATAGCACTTAGTATACTTGAGAGCTTAGTACAAGCCAATAGAGTAGGTCAGTCCTTAGTTAATATAGGAAGTGTACTTAATATAGATAGTAAAGGAGTTGGAAGCGACTTCAATGAACTTGAATCCAAGCTACTTAAATATAATAAGGTACTAAAAGATAAGATATTTGAATCTACTAAACAGCTATTTGAAGATGAAGACGGTACTAATGAGTTAGGAGAAACTATTAGCTTAGGAATTAAATATACTAAAGATTTATTCAATAACAAGGTAGGAGATAAAGAAGCTCTATTCCACTATAAGAAACCATTATATACAGACATAATACAACTAGCTTCAGAGTATAAAGGAACAGATTTAAATGCAGAAGATATAAGTTATTTGTCTAATGCTACATTAGATTATTTAAAAGCAGATAGAACTAATCCTATATTTGAGGGGGATTCATTAGATTCAATAAGAAGTAAGTTCTTATTCGGTGAATCTACATTATATAATAGAGTTAATGCTTTCCTTAAGAGTATAAGTAGAGCACATCCAGCCTACAAGTTTATATCTAACTTAGAAGGTAAAATAGACAGGAAGACAGGTGCAGTCTATATAGAATATAAACAAGACACTAAGACAGAAGAAGAAGTACAGTTGAATGCAAACTCATTACTATCTATGTTCTACAGTGATGACTTAGTAGAGAACCTATTAGCTAAAGACTTGCTTAAGTATAACTTTGCTATGGGTGATAGATTTAACTTTAATTCATTTAATCAGCTAATATCTCCATTCGTATTAGAGTCTATAGGTATAAATAGATTCTATGAAGATATAAATCAAGACTTAGATAACAGACAAGTAGCAGAGCAGGCATTCCTACAGATGGTTAGACATAAGCCATCATTAATAAAATCAACAGGAAATCCTATAAGAAATGTAGACGGACTTATTGAAGTAGATAAGGAATATGTAAAAGAGATTGAAGACTATAAAGATTTAGATAATATACTTAAAGTAGGTGTAACAGAGCCTTATATATTATGGAAGATAGCTGATTTGGAAACAGCAAGTAAGTCAACTTATAGAATAATGCCTCTATTGGGAAAAGGAAACAAGACAGAATTCGTAAAAGGAGAAACTCTTACAAAATCAGTACTTAACGCTAATGAAGATACAGCAGTAATTAGTGAGGACTTTGGTTCTATAGTATTAAACGGAAAAGAAGTAAGATTACATAAGTCAATAACATCCCTGTATCAAGATGTAAATAAGATAGGTAAGAAAGAAGCACTTGAGTCATTAAGTAGCTTTAAGGACAAGTTCATATCTACAGTAATAACTAAATTAGAGAAGTATATACCTGAAGATTTGTCTTTAAGTATAGATAATACAATATATACAAAAGGAGTCAATATAAATAGCAAGAAGATAAAGATAAACCCTAATAGATTTAACACAAGTATGTTAAATTATAAAGGTGTAAGAGATGAATTTGAGACTACATTACAGCATGAGTTATTACATACTATATTTAATAACTTATTAAGTGTATCTGATAGTGATACTAAGATAGTTAAAGATGAAGGAGTAATGAAGAGAGTTGAGGTAATAACTAGGATATATGAACATCTATTAAATGAGAAACTTGCAGGTAATGCTAAAGGAAGCACAGACAGAATGCTTACTGATACGTATGATGCAGAACTTAATAATGCCTTAGATAGTATAGACGAGTTTATGATTGCACTTATGACTGACAAGAATGTATTTGATAAACTAAAAAACATAACATATGACAAAGTTAATTCAGATAAATCGGCAATAGAACAAGCACTAATAAAGACAAATAATCTATTTACTTATTTACTTCTTCAGGAGGGAATGACTAAAGATGAAATAAATAAGTTGAGAGGTATAATAAGTGAGGAAGGTAATAAGAGTTCTGAAGAGTTAGTAAATGAAATTAAAACAGAAAATAAAACTTCCAGAGAAAGAGTAAATGATTCACCGAAAACTGAATTAGTGATACAGACTAAGGCTGACTTGAAAGCTAAAGTAGAAAGTACTAAAGCAGATGTAGTTATAAACAGCAGTAAAACACCTATATTCAATACACTACCAAGCAAATCAGATAAGAAAACAATGACTTACGCAGGTATAGGAAGTAGAGAAACTACACCAGAAGTATTGGAAGCAATGACTAAAGCAGCCAAGTACCTTGAAGATTTAGGTTACACTTTAAATACAGGAAAGTCATATACATCAACTGAAAAGTATTTAGGTAAAGAAGCATATGATTTAAAGAAAGCAGAATCTGATAGATTAAGTAAACTATATGGCAATAAAGTAGGAATGGACGAAGAAGGTGCAGACAGGGCTTTTTCAGCAGGTACATCAAGAAAGAACTTATACAGTCCAAATTCACGTATACCTGAAACAGCCATGCAAGTAATGAAAGAAATACACCCTAAACCAAGTTCGTTAAGTGATGGTGCAGCAAAGCTAATGGCGAGGAATACAAATCAAGTATTCGGTGAGAACTTAGACACGCCTGTAGATTTTGTTTTATTCTATGCAGAAGAAACAAATAATAGTTTAAGACCAAAAGGAGGTACTGGACAGGCAGTAGAAATGGCAAGACGTAAGGGAATTCCCACTATCAATATGTTCAATGATAATTGGAGAGAGCAATTAAAGGAATTACTAAGTAAAGAAAAATTAAAGGAAGTAGAAACAGAAAAAAGAGAAGTAAATAGAGATGGAATAAATATATCTAGTTACGAAAGTGATTTAGGTAGTAAATTAAGTAATTTTGCAAGACTTCCTATTAATTATAAAGGAGTACGATACAGTTCAAGTGAGGAAGCCTACCAAGAAAATAAACCAAAAGAGAAGTTAACTGAAACAGAGTTCAATGCCAAAGTAAAAGAACTTATGACAGATGTATTAAGAACTAAATTACTACAGTATCCTGATTTGACTACAGGAATAGATAGAATGGGTGGAATTGAATTTCTTAATAACAGTACGCACAATCTAATAAAAGACGGAGTATTAATTAAACAAGACAAGTGGACAGGTAAAGATGGTTTATTTATGCAGTCTTTAAGAGATGCCTATTCAAGTATTAAGAATATAGCAAAGCCAGCAATCCAACAATCCTTATTTGATACAGAACAAAACCAAACCCAAGAAGTAAATAAAACTGAAAAACCAGTAAGCCTATTCAATAAAGAAGATAAAGAACTAAAGAAGGGAAGTGTTGTAGAGTACAATGGAAAAAGATACCTATTCTGGAATAACAATAACGGCAAGGCACAGATAATAAATACAGATGGTACTAAATTCAGTGGTACTCCTAACATAGACAAACTTACTGTATTGGGAAGTTATCAAACAACCATGTACAATAATACAGAGTATATAGTAACAGATAAAGGAAATGTATATTCAGGAGCTAATGGTGGATTAGTATATACTGCACAAGACAATTCTACTAAAGTACAAAAAGAAAGGATAATAAATCAAGCTAAATTAGATAAAGAGAAGTCAATGCAGACTACTGCAGTAGAGCCTGAAGTAAAACAAGAAGAAAAGGAGATATACATTCCAGAAAAGCTGAAACCTAACACATTTACTTTTAGTGATGATGTAGTAATAGATACCCCATTCAAATTAAATACACAACAAGAAGAAGCTTTAGGTAAGATGGAGTCATTTATAAGTTCTAAAGGTAAGAAATTTGTATTAAAAGGATATGCAGGTACAGGTAAAACATCTATTATAAATATATTAAGTAAATATATATATGAAAAGTCAGGTAAGACAGTCGTATATTCATCTCCTACACACAGAGCCAATGCTGTATTATCATCTAATATAGATAAAGGTACAGTAATGACATTACATAAGGCATTTGGGTTATCTCCTATGATGGATTTAGAGACGTTCTCTACAAAAGATTTAAAATTTGAAACTAAAGGAAGTAAGCTTGGATATGGAAGTATATTAGTTATTGATGAAAGTTCTATGATAAATGACGAACTATTTAAATTTATAGAAGGCTACGTAGAGGAGAATGGTATTACTGTACTATTTATGGGAGACCCAGCACAGTTAAAGCCACCAAAGCAAACAACATTATCTAAAGCTTTTAGTGTAGAAGATAGTTATGAATTAACTAAAGTAGAAAGAACTGGTATAAGTCCATTATTATTTGAAGCCACTGATATAAGAAATTCAAAAGAAACAGAAGACCAATTTAGTTACATGTCAAAAGAAAATTCAAAAGGAGAGGGTGTTACATTTACTAATTCTGAAGCCGCTTTCTTTGAGAAAGCTAAAGAACTATTTACATCAGAAGAAGCAAAAGAGAACAAGCTATATGTAAGAGTGGTAGCAGGAACTAATGAAAAAATAGAAGATATAAACAATAAGATAAGAGAAGCAATATATGGAAATCTTGCAGTTAACGAATACAACAAAGGTGAGCTTCTAATGGGATATGCTAATTACAAAACAGATTACAGAACAGGTAAATCAGAGATTGTAAATTCAATAGACTATGAAGTATCTGAAGTTAGCGAGCTTAAAGAAACTGAACACGCAGGTAAAAAAGTAACTTATTATACTTTAAAACTTGAGAATATATTAAATAAGAAAGAAGCACCTAAATACATAAACGTATTAAGTAAAAGAAATGATGAAAGTGTATATACTGCAATAGCAGAAGAGTTTGAGAAACTAAGATTAGCTGCAATAAGAGAACCAAATAAAAGGGCACAGGCTGGTAAATGGCAGGCATTGTCTGAATTTAAAGACACTTTTGCATTACCTAAATCAGCAGATATGGGAGTAGATTCAAAGGGAAGCAAGGCAGTTAAGATAAGTAAGACTATAGATTATGGTTATGCACATACTATACATAAATCTCAAGGAGGTACATATAACAATATAATGATAGATAGTAGAGATTTAGATAAATTTAAAGACAGTGAATTGAGGAAGCAGTTAAGATATGTAGCAGTAACAAGAGCAAGAAAATACGCATATGTATTAGCATCTAATAAAAATATAAAGAGTACAGATAAGTATAAAGATATAACACTAAGTGCTAAGAATGCAGCTGCTGATGTATCAAAAGATAAAGGAGACGGTTGTTAATTAAATAATAAATATATGGCATTTTGTCCACAAGTAAGCGACCCCAATGTGGTTGTTGCTTTCAATAATATAGTAACTATGTTTGATGGAACTCCTCTTAAAGTAGAGGAGTTTAAATCACTTGATTTAAGAAAGGAAAGAACAGGGGCAGATAAGGAGGCTATGGATATAGCATATAATGTGTGGGATATAACTAAGGGAGAAAACTTGCCGGAGACTATTAAGGAGGCTGTGGATTTGATATTAAATAATACAGCACAAGAAACAAATACATCTAACAGTAAAGAACAAATAGAAGCTAATAGAAATAAAGAAACAGACAGTGAATTAAGTAGAAATGAAAACGGTGAAGTACTTGCACCTAATGGTAACGTATCTAAACTATATAAAGATATAGAACAGCTCGAAGAAGTAACTACAAAGCAACAAGCAGAACAACTATATAAACAAACAAGAAGTAAAGAATTTAAGGATTGGTTTGGGGATAGTAAAGTAGTAGATGAGAACGGTGAGCCTTTAATAGTTTATCATGGAAGTCCATTTAAGTTCAATTACTTCAAAAAAGAAAACATAGGTAAGAATACACTAAAAGAAATAGAAGGATTTTACTTTTCTTTTTCTAAAGAGTATTCAAAGGGATACTATAATATGGATCTTGTAGGAGATAACTATATATTTGAAGATATAATAATGCGTAATCCAGATACCTATGGATATTATATGAATTTAAGTTCTAATGGATACTTTAATATAAAAACAAGAGAATTTACAGTTTCTGACAATACCCTATTAGATGATATTTTAAACAATGAAAAATTAATATATGAAATATCTAATGTAATTAGAAAATATAACAAAGACTATAACTTTTATAATAGTAGTATAGATATATTTGAACTTTCCTCTATATCCTTTAATAATGAGCTTATAGATACAAAAGAAAAAAAGAAACTGATAATAGATGAAATTAAAAATAATGTAATTAATTTTTTTGAAATGGCAGATAAAAAATTAAAAGATAAAGGAGTTCCTAATTACAATCCAACTGTTTATCCTGTATTTTTATCTTTAGTTGATCCAATAGAAATAGATATAGCTATAGGAGATATAACTTCTAAGCAAAAACTAAATTTAAATAACAATGACGGATTAATAACAAAGGAGGAACTATTAGTTAAAGAACCAAACCAAATCAAATCAGTCCTCAATCAAGGCACATTCAGTACTACAGAAAACAATATATACTATCAAAACAACACAACTCAATCCACAGAAGATTATATAGCTTCAGAAAAGACTATAAGAGATTTAGCTGCAAGAATGTCTGATAGGATAGGAATTCCTATTAGATTCGAATCTGATAGAACTAAAAAATATAAAGGTAAATTAGAGAATAACACAGCTCATATAAATTTAGCTTATGCTACATTAGATACACCTATACATGAGATATTAGGACATTCTATTATTAGAGCTATTAAAGATAAAGAATTATATAATAACCTACTTAAAGAACTCGAAACAGGTAAAGGTAAAGAAGTATTAGATAGGATTAAGAGAGATTATCAATATAAGCAATCTAACATTGAAAGTGGCAACTGGGAGTATGGTATGTATAGAATACAAACAAGTTCTACTGCTCACCAATACTTTGACACTTTGAAAGAAGCAGAGGAAAATATAGAAAAATATTCTCCCAAATATACGTTAGAAGAACAACAGGAAGAAGCCATTGTAGAATTATTAGGTATGATGACTGCTGAAAAGTTAGATGTGATTAAAGACGGTAAGTTAATATCGTTACTTAAAAGACTATTAAAAGAAATTAAATCTTTTGTTAAAGACCTACTCAAACAAAAGGAAATAGAAATAGATAAACTACCTGATAATATGACATTAGGAGATTTAAGTGATTTATTAGCATACAGTAATAGTAAACTTATATTACCAGGATATGAAGTAGAATATACTACACCTGATAATATGAAGTTTAAAACTTATAGTGAAGCAAATAATCATATTAGTAAATTAGTTAAAAGTGTTAAAGATGTTGATTTAAGTGGTGCTAAATTAAATATTATAAACCAAAACACTATCAGTAGTATTAATGAAATAAAAGTAAATAGTTTTAGTGGTACTGATATAGATGACATTCCCTTTTATGCTGAAAGAAGAAATGGTATATGGTATTTAAGTTATACAAAAATAGATTTAGAAAATGATTTTTATAATAACCAAGAAAATGTTACTACTAATGTTAGTGTAATCAGGTATTATAATTTAACACTAAATTATAATAATATTAATCAATTCATAGAAAAAAATAAAGAATATGAACAATCTAAAGAGATTATAGATGAATGGAAAAGAATAAATAATATAGTATACAATCCTGAAGAAGTTTACAGTAGAGGTCAAGGGTTTTATAGTGTTGTAGGAGCTTATAGTAGTTTTGATGTTAATCTAATGTTTCAAAACTTATTAACACATCTAGAAGACCATAAAAAAGTAGGAGGGGAATTTGTTATATCGGCATTTACTAAACCTATAGATAAGAATATAGGTCATTTAGAAGGTGGGGGAGGTAAAATTAAATTTAAAATATTTCCACAATCGAATGATATTAAATGGGCTGCTAATAGAGATGTATTTAGTGGAAGTGTTTGGGATGCAAGTGAAAAAATTAACAAAGATAAAAAATCTGAAATATTGGGTGTAAGTTACACTAAAGCACCTTCAATGACACATATAAATTCAGATGCTATCGTACCTAATTTAGCAGATGTAATAGATAAATTGGCTTATCAGCATAACGAATTAGGAATACAATTAACAGGTAATAATTTTAGATTAGAATATGACGAAGATATACCTTATCAAACTAAGAAGTTATTAGGTAGTTTAAATAATATATTAGAGAAGAAGTTTGGTAAATTAATTGAACCTGAGATTAGTAAAAAACAAAATATAAACAAAGACATTATAAGTGAATTTGAAGTACTGCATAAAAAAGTTAGTGGAGATGATTGGAAAAATGTTACACAACAAGAAATAGAAAGACATGAATATTTATCTAATTTAATAAATAAAGTAGGTATTCAACCAACTCAAACTAATGAAAATTTAAAAGAGAATATTGAAAGTGTTAAAGGAAGAATAAGTGATTTAGTTAATACAGAAGAAGGAATAATTGATTTACAAGAAGAATATTTATCTCAGGCAATAGAAAATTTAAAAAGTCTTAAAAACGCTAAAATTTTATTTAATGATAGTTCTGTAAATGAGGAAAATGTTTCTGCTAATAAATGGTTTATTCAATCAGAGAATAATTATCCTTCAATAGGACTTGATACAAAAAAAGAAGCTGAAGAATACCTAAAAAATGAACTAACTGATGCTGAAAATTTTCTTAATAAAATAAAAACTAAATCTAAAAAAGAATATAATAAGCAAGCATTAATTAACACTAAATTAGCAGCATTAAAGGAAGTAGCTAAAAAATACCCAAGAAGTTTAATTAGAAGCGAAGTTAAGCAATCACTAGTAAAGAATACCAGTACACAGAATTACCTATTTGAAGATGATGAATTACCATTTCAAAGAATACAATCAGAAACACAAGAAGACTTCCAGTCAGTAGAACCTACAATAAACTTGGATATAGTATCAGACGAAGAGTACCAAATCCTTAAAGAGGGTATAACAACCACTGCAAATGAAATATACGACAATAGAATAAAAGCATTAAAGAACACAATAGCAAAGCACCCTGATAAACAAGAGAAGTATAATGCCCGTATTCAAGAATTACAGGAAGCCCAAGAGAAGCTAAAGGAAGATACTGTATTAAATGAGATACTTACAAGCGTTGAAGGTCTATTAAGTAGTGCTAAATCAGACTTAACTAATGACCAAACAGCCACAGGAGTAATGAACACATTACAACAGTTAGCTTCCATGAATGTAATATTAGAGATGTATGCAAATGAAGATAGAATAAACAACCAAGTACTTAAAGACAAGGCATCAGATTTAATATCAGAAATGATGAGATTGTCTAATGTAGCCAATGCACTTGTTCCTAAAGTAATGAAAGGAATAGCAGACAGATATAATATAGATGTATCAATAGAAGACTTAAAGATAATACCAGAAGAGAAGACCATGAATGCTATATTTAGAGGTATTGAGAATATGTCATCTAAATTAGTAGCCACTATAAGTAAAGCACTTGATTTAGCAGAACGTCTTAAGAACAATAACCTAAATAAGAACTTCATAGTTCCATTCAATAAGATATTAAAGGACTTAAAAGATGCTAAAGTAGATATAAACTCACAGGAAGTTATAGATAGTCTTATGCAAGAAGACAAGGACGGAAACCAAACAAAGAACTACATAAATGAATACAGTGATAAGTTCTGGTCAGAGAGAAGAGATGTAAGATTCAATTTAGGTGCAATATCTAAATATAAAAAGAAAGGACAAACCAACATAGTATCAAATCTATCAAAAAAGATACGTGAGTATTATGATAGAATGGTATATGTTAATCCTGCCTACTTCTATGAAGATACAACAGAAGAAGATAAACAAGAGATATATAATAAGATAGTAAATGAGATAGGTATAGAAAAAGCAGATAAGTTGATAGCTGAAGCAGATAAGAAGTATGCTACATATCTAACAAGAAAGAATGATGCGGAATTACGTATTGTAGCAGAAACTAACAGTGAACAAGAACAAGACTTTAAAATAGGTAAATGGATTGAATACAATAGTCCTGAAAACTTCATGAGACAGTTGAACTCAAATCTATCTATAGAAACCACTAATGGAAGCAATTGGCTTGTAGTTGCACCGAAGAAACAAATTAATGGAAAGAATACAGGACTATATGATACTAAGTATGAGAAGCTATATAAGAATAAAGAAAAGAATAAAGCCCTTATAGCTTTCTTTGAATTCACTAATGAGTCTTTAAATAAATATAAGAAGTACTTCCCGCATTACATATCAGATGAGTTAAATGCTAACTTTCTACCAGAAGTATTTCAAGACTTACAGACTACAGGACTTACAAGTAAAATAGAGAAGATAAAAAGAGCTGCAATAGAATCTGTTTCAGAGACAAGAGAAGGTTATGCTGGATATGATATAAGAGACCATACAGGAAAGAAGATAGGTACTATACCAACCCCTTACACTAAAGATACTCTTACAGGACTCAAGAAGAAGATAAGTACAATAGAAAAGAGAATGAAGAACTTAGAACTTGAGATACTTGAGATATTAGAAATAACCCCTACTGTAGATGATTACTTCAGAGAAGGTAATATGAAGATGGTAGCAGACAAGAAAGAAAAGCTCAAAGAAGATAAAGAAGAAATAACAAAACTAAAAGAAAGATACAATACATCATTCAAGTATAAGTCTACAGACTTAGTTAAGACTACAAGACTATTTGCAGAATCAGCAGAGAACTACAAGGCAAAGGCACAAGTAGAGGATATAGTGTTATTAGGTAAGACAGCCCTACAGAATGCAAGAGAGCTTGAATTAAATGATGGAGGTAAACCAGTTAAACTTGGAGAGAATAGACTCGCTTCATTTAAGAATGGATTACAGATAACACAGAAAGCAGTAGACCATGCAATAGAGAGCATACTATATGAAAATAGAAGAGATAGAGAAATGAAATCAAATGTAGTAGTTACCTCAACACCTGCAGGAAAACAGACTATAAAAGAACATAATGTATTAAATAAAGAACTTAAAGATAAACTAAGTAAAGGAGAAATAACTAAAGACGAGTTCAATGTAAAGATAGCAGACTTAAACGAGAAGTTAATGGAAGAAGCTTCTGTTAGAAAGGTATCAGGTAATAAGATAATGGATTTGCTACAGAAATTTACATATATATCATCATTAGGCTGGAATCCGTATTCAGCTATATCTAACTTGATATCAGGTAGATTAGTAAATTCTTTAGAAGCTTCATCTGGTCAGTTCTTTAGTCAGAAAGACTTGATGTTTGCAACTAATAAGATAAAGTACTCATTCATAAAGAGCTTAACAGGAAGAGAAACAGAAGAATCCAAGAAAATAAAAGCACTTATAGATAAGTATGGTATCTTATTCAATCTACTTGAAACAGACTACGGTAATAATGGTACACTATCATTCCTTAATAAGAAAGAGAGCCTACTTAATCCTATGGAGATGCAGAAGAGAGGGGAGTATATAAATCAAGGAACTACATTCCTATCAATGATGAACGCTACAAAGATAACAGACTTGAATGGAAAGGAATATACACTATGGGAAGCATATGATACAGACGGTAAATTAAAACCTAACTTCGATGCAACAGAGTGGGAGAATGAACTTACAATAGATACTATAAATGGATATACTAAATTCAGAGATAAAGTAATTAAATTAAATAAGAAGCTACACGGTAACTATGCAAGTCCTGTACTGTATAAGAAGTATGCGATAGGTAGAGCAGTAGGTACATTCAGGAGTTGGTTGCCTGAAGCCATTGCATCAAGATTTGAACCTGAAAGAGATGATAGTGATTTAGGAACTAAGGTAAAGGGAAGATATAGAAGCTATGCTAAGTTATATGAAGAAAAGAACTTCATAGGTGCTTTAAGGACTACTATGTCTATGTTAGTTAAATCTACATTAAGAATGAAAGTAGATAAGAATGGACTTAATGATGTAGACTATTATAATATGAAAAGAAACATAAGGGAAATACAGTGGGGGATAGGTATGATGTTAGCCTATTATGGTCTTTCATTGATACTCAATGCCTTTGGAGATGAAGATGATGAAGAGAAGTTTGGTATAATTACTACAATGAATATGCTTAATAGAGCTCAAGGTGATATATCATTATACCTTAATCCAACAGAAGCTAAGAGAATGATAGATAATCCATTCCCTATGATAAATTCATTATATAAAGTATATAAGATAATACCAAAGATGTTTGAGACTGCAAGTAATGATGATAAGAATCACGATATAATGGACTTTGGAAAGTATGCACTATCGGCATTACCCGGTACTAATGTATTGACTAAGACTTACAATATGGGTACAATGGAATATTAAAATCTAATTTAAAGAAAAAAAGAACCTACAACCGAAGCTAATAGCTTTTTTAGGGTTGTAGGTATCTTTATTTTTTGATATTTGACTTGTAATATGTAAAAAGAATTTGAGCTTAATGTAGGGCTTTTTTAATCTTTACATACTGTAATATATAATAACACATATACTTATTCTCTGTTAGTTAAATACTAATTTCCAGAGAAAGATGAAGTAACAAATTCACCGAAAATAAAAAAAAGAAGCCAATAACACCCTATAAAATAGCTTTTATAAGGTCGTTGTTGGCTTTTTTTTGTTTAAAGTGGATTGTAATATAAAACAGAAAAATGGAAGCTATTGGAAAGCTTTTTATTGAGTTAAATACTATTCCGTAAATTTTAATTAAATACATATCTTTACTTAGTTACTTTACCTATATTTAATTTTCGGTGCTTCATCTTTCTCTGGAAATCTTATGGTAACTTATTAAATGGCTTTAATGTCTTTCTTAGTACGTGTCTTGGACATAGTGCTTTAAATATAAATTCCTGCACACTCTTGTCTGTGTTAATCACATCAGCCCACACTTTGTTATTTTTATCTATATTGAATATATCCAATATGTATTTATCATCTATTTCTTTGATATGTGATTTGTACACTATAGCAAGTGTTACTTTTTTCTTTATTATGTTTTGTTTACCTTCCACTTCCTCTGACCTTGAGTAGTATTTTCCTCTCAATAAGGCATTTTTAATTATCCTTAATTCATTGTAGTAGAACTCAACTAAATTCTCATTTAGCTTATTGCTTTGAACTATTCTATTAGCTAAGTTCAATAGATTTGTATTTATATATCTGTTACTTAACATATGTTATAGTTATTGAAGTTATTATGTTTTTAAGTAGTACTGTCTTATTGGTTATATCTATTGGATTCATTATGTATAGTAGTTCCGATTTTCGTATGTACTTTGTAGCTACTAAGCCGCTACATTTGAGTCCTGTTATGCTTCCTGTTGTAGCATCTTCGTGTGCGTCTTTATAAGATAGTGTTAATTTAGTTATACAGCTTCCTACATTATCAGGTTTAGTGAAATTTTCACTTCCATTGATTAAGTCTGGTGATATGTAGTTATTATCTACTATATCAAGGAATCTCCAATCTTCTTCATCTACTCCTAAGTATACAGGAATTAACATATCTATATTAGCGTCTGTTTCTGTTGCATCTGTATCAACACTTATGTCTCTCGATGGAGAGAACATAAGTATTAATATTGTGGTTGTTAATGCTGTTGCTATCATAATCAGTATTACTCTTATAGATGTATCCATTATTCTTGTGTTACTATTTTAGTTAATTCTACTAATAGAGTAACATCTTGTTCAACTCCTTCTTCATCTTTGTATGTAACGCATACATTGAATTCATTATATAGAACTCTATCAAATTTGTATCTGCTTTCAATAGCTAATTCTGTTTTAATATCATTTATTAGAGCAGATTTAGATATTGGTTTTATACATTTCTCCATAGCCTTTGTTACGGATTTATAAGGTTTAGTCAGTTTAATAACTAAAGAACATCTTGCCCTATCACTATCTTCATCTATTAGTCTTATTAGTAGTCCTTGTTCTTCTTTCATTAGTTTTCATTTTTATATGCATTTAAGGACATTAATACATCTTTATCATTTCCTATTTCAAAGTCGTAATGCCAGCTATTAACTATTCCTTGTGATAGTCTATACATTAATCCTTTATCTCCTTCTTTCATTATAGCTGTAACTATTCTTGGAAGTTGTTCACCATCTGTTCTTAAATATACTATTTCCCTTATATCAAACTTAGTCTCTAAGTTCACCTGATTGCATTGACTTATTTAAGTGTATATGATGTTTATGTAATGCTTTCTCTATTGTTCTTGCTTTATATTCTTTACCATCAAATGAGAATGTCTTAATTCCTCTATTAAGTTCTCTTTCTTCTTTTTTTCTATTTTTTTCCTCTAATTTAATTTCTTTTATCTGTTTTTTTGATAATTTGATATTAGGGGCTAAATTGCTGTTTAGTTTCATTTTTTCTTTTTAGTTAATAGGTTATTGATATAATCGAATCCTATGTATATCATAAATATTATGATTAATACTATAAATAAGTCGTTCACTTTATCCACACTTAGAAGTCCCACAATTCATACATTTAAGACAGCCCTCTTCATATACAAGATTAGCAGATTTGCAGTCTTTATTGTCGCAAGTGTGTCCTATAGCTACTTCACCATCTTTGATGTATTTCTTTAACATACGAATCACTCCATTCTTCCAATTAGTTAATACAAATTCTTCATCATTTTCAAATTTGAGTTGTTCTATGATATTAATTACATCTGTTAATGGAACTCCATGTCTTAGTGTGGTTGATATTAGTTTAGCTGTGTTCCAGCATTCTCTATCAAATACCCTATCAAGTCCTTTCATGATTTGTGTATATCCTTCTTTATCTATAAATGTAAAGTCATATCTGCTTCCTTTAGCTGACTTTACTTTTATTATTTTACCTATATCTATATAAGAAGGTACTTGGAACTCATTTGCCTTACCTGTAAATATCTCATAAGGTTTACCGTCTTTAAGCCCTAAGAATCCAATCCATTGTTCTTTGTTATTAGTAAATCTAATTACAGAGGACATGAGTGTCTTTGGTCTTGTTATTAGTTTCTCTTGTTCTTCAGGTTTGTTATTTATAAGAACTCCATCTCTACTTCCTTCTCTATATATAGTAAGTCCTTTACAACCTGATTTATGTGCATATCTGTAGAGCTTATCTATTGTAGATGTAGTTGTTTCTTTTGGTAGATTTATGGTCTTACTTATAGAGTGTGTTGTGTATTTCTGACATATTGCCTGTATATCCACACTGTCAAATGGGTCTATTTCATTTGCAGTACTTCTGTAATAAGGTGATTTAGGAAATATGTTTTCCATTATCTCTTTATCTGATAGATTAGCTATATCTGTGTCTGTATCTGAGTATGCATGCTTGAACCAAGTCAGAAAGCCTTTATGGAATACATTATACTCTTCCCATGAGTCCCCATTCTTATCTACAAAGTAAGATTTTACTTTATCTGAATCCTTATTTACCTTCTTTCTTCTTTTATACATTATATTGAATACAGGCTCTATACCAGATGTGGTCTGAGTTAGTATTGATATACTGCCATTAGGAGCTATAGTGGATAGGCTTATGTTCCTTCTTCCATGCTTCTTCCATTTCTCTTTATAGTCTGAAGTAAGTAATGAATTGATGTATGTACTATTTTTCTCTAATTCATAGTCGAATGCTTGAAAGCTTCCTCTTGATATTGCTAAATCTATAGTAGCCTCCATTTCAGCTTTTGCTTTTACTTTCATTAGTTCTTCTATGAAATGATAGGCTTCTTTACCGTATCTTAATCCCATTCTTGCAAGAGTATCCCCTAATCCTGTTATACCTAATCCTATTCTTCTTCCTCTTACCGCATTATTTCTTATTTTATTCCATAATTGATTTTCTACTCTCTTTACATCAAATACTTCAGAGTCGTTTATTATCTTAAATAATATACTATCTATTCTCTCCATTTCAAGTTCAATCATGCTATCCATTAATTGAATACACTGCCTTACAATTATATCAAGTTGAGTGAAGTCGAAATGAGGTAATCCTGTATAGGGATTAAATACGAAGTGTACAAGATTTATAGAACCGAGTCTACATGAATCATAAGCCGACAGCGGTATCTCCCCACAAGGATTAGTGCTTATAGTCTTAAACTCTGGATAGCAATCTGATATGCTGTTGTTTATTATGTTATCCCAGAAGAGTATGCCCGGTTCTGCACTCTTCCAATTGCTTTGTACTAACTTATTCCATATCTTTGATGTTGATACTACCTTTTTAATTGTATTATCTTTTATTGGAAATGATTGAATGTATGGCTTCTTTTCGTCAAGACATTGCATGAATTCATCATCTATCTTAACAGATATATTAGCACCTGTTACTTTAGTTAAGTCAGTCTTGGCTTCTATGAAGTCTATTATATCTGGATGTTTTATGTGCATAGATAGCATAAGTGCTCCTCTTCTGCCATCTTGAGCTACCTCTCTTGTTGAATTTGAGAATCTCTCCATGAATGGTACAATGCCTGTTGAGGTAAGGGCACTATTAAGTACAGTACTTCCCTTAGGTCGTATGTGAGATAGGTCATGTCCTACACCACCTCTACGCTTCATAAGTTGTACTTGTTCTTGGTCTGAAAGCATTATACCTCCATATGAATCAGCTTCATTACCTATTACAAAGCAGTTGGACAGACTTGTGATTTGATATTCATTTCCTATTCCATTCATAGCACTACCTCCCGGTATGAAATACTTGAACTTATGCAGTAAGTCAGATATATCTCTATAGCTAAGTGGGTTACTGAATTCAGATTCTACTCTATAGAGTTCTGTAGCTATACGTTCATGCATATCTTTTGGAGTTTTTTCTAATATATTTCCTTCTCTGTCTTTTAGAGCATATTTAGTCAGCCACACATTTGCGGCTAATTCATCTCCTTCAAAGTAATCTAATAGTTCTTTAGATATTTGCATAATTAACAAATATGTTATATTCTGTTAATTCTGTTATTTTTTTCATATCTTATTCATTAAGTTATTTAATTCCGTTATACAGTCAGATATTTTAGATATTATATCAAAGTCGCTTGGTATGTGTGTATAATCTATTTCATTAATATCTACATAATTGTTTAATTCAGTAGTTATGCTTTTAATGCTACTTTTAATTTCTTTAAAACTTATTCCCTCCACTATAATATATTTAAGAATTTATATAATTCATAATTCCATTTAGCATCTGCTAAAGCATTATGTTCGTTGGTTTGTGTTGGATAACTGCGTTTGCTTTTAATATACTCAAGACGTTCTGATAGTGTTTTAGGTCTTCGCTCTCTTCTTATTATACTTAAATCTACTTCAATTGCTTTTTTATCCAATTCTTGTTTTAAGTCTATACAATACATAGGAAACCCTTTAGGTAAGTCTATCATAGTACCAAACAACTGACAAAATACTACCCAATCATAATCTGCATAATAAGCATAAAATTCTGAGAAATCTATTGACTCTATTACTTCAATATCTGTCAATTTACATCTTTCAGATTTTGGTCTGCAAAATTGTATAATTTCTTTAGCAACTTGTTTATTAGTTTTACCGTATCTATTAATATATTTTCTAAGATTATTAATATTAAATGTAGTACCTATAACACCTTTAACTATTCCGAATTGTAATGCTTTATTGTATTCTTTATAATCTTTATTTTCAAGTTCATTAAATATAGGTCTTAACACATTCTCTCTCACCCATTCATTTTTCCATGCTTGTTTAAGATTAAAATCTTTTGATATTGCATAATATTCTCTATTTTTAAATTCAGTATTGTAAAATTCAAACTTGTTTAATTTACATACTGTATTTTCATTAATTTCGGTATTAGTAATTCCATTAAACTCTTTAATTTCCTCACTAACAATCCCAACACTAATTAAATCAATAGTAGGTTTAGTTTCACCATACTTAAATCCAAGTATGGTTTTATCTTGTTTACCTTCAATAAATTCTGTATCTATAAAGTATTTCATTTTATTTCAAGCCCGCTCAAATACTCTCCTAATTGTACATATTCCATATACTCTCCAATTACTTCTTTAATTTCTTTTATTCTTTCCGCGTAACTGTCTAACTGCGGAGTAGTTAACGAACCATTTGATATAGAAACTAGTAAGTTGTTAGTTAGGCTTTTATAACTGTTTATCTTTTGTTCATTTCTTTTATACTTTTTACTTAGTTGTATATATCTTTTCACCTGTTCTACTACAGTACTTAATTGTAGTGGTGTATTATATTCCATATATTAATTTTTTTATATTATCTACTGTTTGCGCTGTTATATTCATAGTGCCTGTCTTATCTCCTCTTAATGCAAATAGATTATCCCATGCATCAGGATTCTGCTTCCATGCACACATAGCAAAATGCACCATTCTTCTATCACCTAATTCCATTGTAAGGTCTTCGGCAGGTATTCCATGAAATGAACCATTAGCAATTATATCATCTAATCTATATTCATCTCTCACCTTGAATTTAGTTTTTGCTTCTTCAGTCCATTTGCTTGGATACCAGAACTCTACGTTGGTTAAGTATCTTCTATTTCTACTACTCTCAACTAAGAAACTGAATGCTCTGTGGGTACGTAAGTGTGATATTACTTTGATTGGAACTCTACCTGCTATTACTTTAAAGTCTTCAACTTCTTCTGCTGTATTGTATTTATCATATTCTCCATAATTAGTCAATTTATTTCTAAGATTAGTCAGTATATAGTCAAAGTGAAGATGTCCATACTTGTAGTAGTTATTAATTGTCTCTTCAGTTTCTAATCCTCCATTTAAGTAACTTTTTGATGTACATGGAATAAACTCAAATGGAGTGCTTGGTTTATTATTGCTTTCAATAAGTAACCTGCTGTATAGATGTTTTCTTTTTTCCATGTCTGCTGTAAATGCTAGTTTTCCTTTAGTTACACTTGCTATATCTGTAACAGCCTGTATTCTATCCGTTTCACTTCTGTTAAAAGTAGAGCTATTAATCAGCCCTACCCAACAGTTATCTTCAAAGTCTATTCTATTTATTATATCTAACATTGATTACATTCTTGTTTTAATTTATTTAATTTAATACCATATATGAGGTCAAATGCGTTCTGTTTTTCGCTGTAGTATCTATAATCCCGATTCTTTTTAGTTTCTTTATCTATTTTAAATTCCCACAATGATAAGTTTGAGTAATGTACAGCATATACAGTACCCCCTATATTAAGTTCTTTTCCTTCTATAGTTACTAACTTGTATCTATTATCTTCAAATTCATTCAAACCTTTAAAGAATTTAGATTTATTATCAAGATATACTTGGTCGTATATTACAGGTATATGTATATGATACCAATCACCATTTGTAAATGGGCTTGCCGTAAGGTTAGTTAGCTGTTCTCTTTCTTTATCTATCTTTAATTTGTTAGGCAGTCTTATTAGTTTTGTCTTTTCATTATCTATATCTAAATCACAGCCGGTGTTATTAAAGTCTATTGTTGTTTGTTTTACTTGTTTTAACTCCTCTACTTTTTTACTTTTATTAGGCTTCTTTTCATTCATATTCCTTAATTTTGTATAGTAGCTTAGTGCATTTGATATACTTGAGAAATACTTAGTCTCTTCCCATACTTTATTTCCGTTCCATGTATTGCACTCTACTCCAGTTTTAGTCACTTTCCAGCACCTGTCTCCAGCATGTATAGGTGCCCCTCTAAGTCTGTAATGGTTATAATCCTTACAAGTTTCTAAATACTTACAACTGTGTTCTATATTTACTGGCTGTTTGAAGCAATTATGACATTCTTTTACTGGGAAGCTACCATCTTTAAAATCTTCTGTATAGAATAAAGGAGTTCGTTTATATAACTCCCAGTTATTCTGACTCGTTATATTAAGACTATCTTTTCCTCCATCTTTATTTTCTAATATATAAAGAGTATCAGTTGTATCAGTTACTTTAAAGTATTTAGGTAACTGCATTCTATTTGTTATACAGTCTCCTATTTTAAATCTAGGTTTTAACTCATTTAAGTAGTCTTTTGCTGCTTCGTATGTACTAAATACATCAAATGTGGTACATATTCCATTAGAAATTGCTTTGTTTTTAAGTATATTATTTTCTACTGTTATGTAGTAATAACTCATTCCTACATATAAATTTTTACCGTCTTTTGTTACAGTTAAAGGACCTATTCCTTGTGATTTCATATAACTATCTATAGATATATATAACCATTCTGTTAAAGCTTTGTATATTAAGCTGTCTATATACCCGACTTCATTTAATTTAATTGATGTTGCTTTATTATATACTATTTCATTATTAAATAAATCGTACTTTAAATAATCATTAATAAATTCAAAATCCTCTTCAGTAGGACAAAGTACTGCTACTCTACTTGTTACAAATTTTAAATGGTGCTCTTTATATTTATTATTATTTGTATGACAACATAGTATTGACTCATCATTAAAATAAAAGCCATCTACTTTTCCTCTGTGTTCTTTAGTTAAGTTATCAAAAATATTATCGCCTATACTAAATCCAAGTTTATTGGCTTCTTGTTCTGCTATTTCTTTTTTATCTTTAGTTATTATGTTAATAGCACCTAAAGAATTTAAATTAACATATCCGATTTCCTTACCTTTAGGAATTAAATCCTTTATTTTAGTTTCTTCTGTTATTTTCATTTTTCATTTATTATTAAGTTAGACATAGGTAATTCTTTAATCCAATCACAGAAATACTTCCACTCTTCTAATTTATGTGCCTTTCTCTGATTGTATATTGTTTTAAGTTGTAAGTAATTAGTTGTTATACCCATCCACATCTCAAATCCCATTGGTAAATTACTTATAATATATTGAAATAACTCTTGTTTACTATTAATTTCAATTATTGACTTTCCTGTATTATAGAAATTTGGATATTCTGTATTTGCATTGTTGTATCTACTTATAAAAAATTTAATCAAACTTAGCTGTTCAGGTAATACATATTTGTTGCAACTATTTTCTATATCTTTTATTTTAATTAAACTGTGCATTTTACTTTGACTTGATATTATATCAACCCAATGGTATCTTTGTAACTGTGGTGTAAAGTATTGCGGGTATTTTAAATCAAATTGCACTATAATTCCTTTTAAGAACGTATCATGTCCGCTTCCTTGTTTTGAGTTTCCCAATTTTATAGCCCTGTTTAACTCATTTGTAAATGGAACATCTATGAACTCTATTTCATTTACTGTATGCGGATAGCTACTTCTTTTTATGGATTCTTCTAATCCATAAACTTTTGTATTTTTAATTTCCATTATTAAGATTTTTAATCAATTCAAAGCATTTAAGTATTCCTATGTGTCTTGCTTGTTGTTTAGTGTTGCCTTTAATTAATTCTTCATATTCTAATTCAACATTTTCTAATTTATTATTTAAAGAACTCTTATAATCTTGTAAATTTATTAAATTGTACGTGTATTTAGGATAATCTGATTTACTTCCACAAGTTTCTATAAGTAAATATAAGTGATTTTTCTCAAACCAATTCAATAACATCCCTGTGAATCCTTCTAATACAAATTCATTTTTAATATTAAATTCTTGTGTATTTAATGGAAGTTTAGTATATCTAATATCTATTAATTCAGGTATTAAAGTATTATACCAAAATTCTAACCACTCTCTTTCTTGCTCTTTTATAGAGGCATAGGGTCTACTACTTACAGTTAAATAATCACAATTAAATAACCATTCTATTAGTTGTTGATATGAAGGACAAGCAATCAAGTCATCTGTTATATCTCTATAATTTATGAAGTCATTATCTCTTTGCTTTAATTGCCCTTCATCATAATAGCCTTGTGTTCCTTCCTTAAATCCCCTCTCTTTAGCAAGTAATGCTATTTCCTTACTTACATATTCAGTTCCTGTATATATCTTTCTATTTAAGTCCATAGGAATTGTCTTAATTTAATTAGTTCTGTTAGTTTTTCTTTTATTGTGATATCAGGATAGTCAGTCCAGTTGTCTTTGTTTTCATACCACTTATACAACTTCTTTAATCTCAATTCTACTTTTCTTTGTCTTCTTGCTAAATCATATGTATATTTATCACCTATACAGTATTCAACTCTTCTATCTAATAGTATCGTATGTCCTGCTGTATTAGTTAATGATATACACTCTTTCTCTACAAAGTCTTTTAATACTTGAAAACAAGCATGGAACATAATAATATCCCTATCCTGACACCCATTTAAGTTCTGTATCTTAAGTGTTTTCATATATCTAATACAATGCCTTCAGTAAATAGCTTATTATGTCCATCTTTAGTACAAATCCATCTGAACCTTTTTTGTACTATTCTCCAGTCACTTTCGTGCTTAGATAGTACTTCATTCATTAGGTTCTTAGTGCTTCTTGTACTAAATCCTCCAGTAAATAACTTAACTCCATCTTCATTAACTTCTGCAACAATAGTATCGTAATATTTGTATTTTACTGTACTTTCTTCTCTTATTACTTTGCAGCTCTTATTGTTTAATATTGACATATTCAGTCTTATTTAATTTCTTTTTTACATGATATTCAAAGAACATACAATTAGCCATTATATGTCCTACTATAGGCTCTCCACTTTCCTTATCTGTATAATGTCCGTCAGCTAATTCAATTACATGCCTAAGCATGGAATTTAGTATAACATCTAAATCCATATCTTTCTTCCAGTTACCTACTTCATATTTGGTACTACCAAATTCAAGTACTTTAACTAAAGGTTCGATTGACTTAAAGTCTACTAAATTCCATTTAAGCTTTCCTTCATTGAATCTTAATGCTTTATCAGTTTGGTTCTCCATCTTTTATAGACTTTATTAATTCTGCTTTTGTTCTAAATACATCCTCTTCTTCTTTTTCTATTACATTCAGAGTTTCATCTAATATAATAGAATACTTTATGCTAGGTTCTACAGCTGTTGTTCTTATGTTAGATATGGTTCCTTTTCTAACTATATCAGAGTATATAAGAAATACCCTTTCTTTTATATCAAACTTAGCTTTTATTATCATACCAATTCTATTGCTTTTTCTTTAACTAGAGAAGACTGTCTTACTTCAATCTCTATTTCATTGCTGTCATTATATTCATCTATAGGAATATCACTTATTACAGAATACTCTACAAATGTATGACACGGCTCTCCAATTACTATTTCCTTATCTTCATATACTCTTACTTTCTTTCCATCAAATTCGCAGTATACTTCTTTTAGTACTTTAGTTATACGACTTCCAACAAGTTTAGAGGCGTATGTCTTAATTACACTCCTTTCCTTGTACTTTTCGGTGAGTTCTTCTAAGCTTCCCTCTCCTGCAAGATACTCTTCATAAGCTCTACTATACACAGAATCGAATGCTTTACCTGCCTGATGTGTTATTTGTACATTTAAAGGCTTTCCAGATATGAAATCTATAGGATTCTTTATTATACACTTAACAAAATTACGTACAGTACCGTCAGCAGTTTCCCATTTGTTAGATATCTTGTCATCTGATAGCTGTAATAGCATTTCTTTTGTTATGCTTCTCTCACTTAGATATGGTTTAAGGTGCAACATTACTTTATCTATACTCCATACAGATTTAGCCCAATCATGCCTTCTTTGTGAGTCATTCATCATTCTTGTAGTCTTGTGCTTGTCTAAGTAATTAGGTCTTTCGACTACTTGTTTAAACCAAATAAATACCTTATTTTCATTTGATTTGACTTGTTGAAATCCTAATATAGCACTCTCATCTAAACTTAAATCAAAATCTCTGTCGTGTCTTGTATATATATCCATTATTTTCCTGTATGTCCAAATCCGTCTTCTCTCACTTTATTATAGATAGTAACTCCATTAATTAGTTGCTTATCTACTATAGGGCAGAATACAAGTTGTGCTATTCTATCTCCTTCACTTATATTATAAGGTGCATTTCCATGATTGATTAGAATAACTCCTATCTCTTTATCATAGTCTGCATCTATAGTACCGGGACTGTTTAATACTGCAATACCACTCTTTAAAGCAAGTCCACTTCTCGACCTTACTTGAGCTTCAAATCCATTAGGGATATCTACAAGTACTCCTGTTGGTATAAGAGTTCTCTCTGATGGCATTAATATGTAATTTTTAGTAGATTTTAAATCTACTCCTGACGAGCCTTTAGTTTCAAATGCTAAAGGGAATACTGTACTGTTTACGATTATCATCTAAGTTAAGGTTTAGTTCGTTAAGTGGTTTAAATGCTTTGAAGTTCTTCAGATTATCCTTATTATTTAATATAATGTTGGATAGGTTCTCTACTGTATCTTCATCTGTAGATACATTACTTATCTTTGAACGCATTACAGTCCTTACTGTTTCTGGCTCATTATATAAAATACCTCTCCATTTGCTTCTATTAGTATCTAAGTTATCTAATATAAGTTTCTTGGATTTCTCTTTTATATTATAGTAATCTCCTTTAAGTAACTTATTAAAGTCTGATTGATATTCCTCTAATGGCTCTAATAAGTACTTGTACTTGAACCCATATTCAGGATTATCTAATCCATTAAGTTTACTGTCGGATAGAATACCTAATTTATTGTCTTCTATTCCTATTTTTATAATACTTTCTGCGTATGTATTAAGCTTATTCCTATTTATTCCTACTAAAGGTAGTAGTAACTGTCCTGCCTCATTAAGCTCCATCTATAAAGTTGTTAATTATTTTATTTAAGTTTTCAAGTTCTATTTCAAATAAGTCAATAAGTGCTTTCTTTCCTATCTCTTTATCTTTCTCTTCACAAAAGGTACTTAACTTGTAGTTTCCATTAAGTAGTAATAAGTCCATAAGTGTTCCCTTTTGTCTTACTTTAAGTAAGTCTTCTTTAAGTACTTGAGTAGGTCTCCCATTGGCTATTCCTCTATATGTTTTCTCTGTTTCATACTTGAGATTGGGGTTCTCGTTAGGTACTAAATTGTATACCTTTATATGCCTCTTTATCCTTTCTTTAGCGTCTAACTGCAGATAATATACCTCACTCACTCTTCAGTGCTTTTAATAAGTTAAGTACTCTTGCTTCTCCTATAGAATTAACTAAATTAAGCACCTCTATTTGAGTTTTAGTTAATGCAAACGGCGATATTATTTCCATCATCTTTATATGTGTGTTCTTGCTTATTATAGAAGTCGCTTCTATTTCAATAGCTTTTATCAATTCCCCAAATGCTTCATAGATTCTACTTATTACCTTATTTAAGTCTGTGTCTAATAAGTTATTATACAGTTCTGCGTATAGTTGTCTATAGTTAGTGGATTCTAACGGAGATATGGCTGATGTCGGTATTGATGTATTATATAATAATACTCCTTTTGTAGCTGATAAATTAGATATACCAAGATTCAATCTCTTTTCTTTCTTATTTTGCTCTTCTATTTTAGCACTGAATAGAGTTAAGTCCTCTGTTATGTATTTATCTAACTTCTCTATTGTTAGATTACTTGTATTTTGTTTTAATGATAGCGGTATTAATGTACCATTATCAAATTCCATTATTTCATATTTCAAGTAGTTATCTACTCCCGGTCTTATTTGTATCAGTACCGCAGTTAGCCCGTGAGTAAATACCAATATAGATACCTTGTAGTTATCTAAATTAATAGAATCGTCTATAATTTCCTCGTTTGTATTTCCATTATATCCCACACAGGATACGAATTTAAAGCTACTTAACGCTTTTGTTTTATTTAGGTTGCTTATTACTTCGCTTAATAATTTCATTTATTATAAGTTTTAGTGATGTAATTGATTTCATTTTACAAGCCAAATCTGATATATCTTTACATTCAAATTTGTCTGGTATAAATATATAGTTTAATTGGTGTTTGATTGCTTCTCGTTTGGCTGCTTCTATTCCATAATTAACTTCTTTACTAAAGTCATTATCATAGAATATAAGTATTTGTTTATATCGTTTCTTTAAGTCATCTATTATATCTACATCAAGTGGAATATCCTCTCCTTGTCCTGATATGGCATTGTATCCTAAATAAGATAATACTACATTATCTTTAACTGATTTAGTTATTATAAGTAAATCTCCTTCTGCTGGTATCTTATGTATGTTATGATATATCTTTGAAGCCACATCAGTCATATTAGATTTCCATTTGTTTATTCCTTCAGCCTTAGGTTTATATAGCTTATAATATACTTTATCATTATAGTATTCTAAATATAGGTAGATTGGATTACCTTCCTTTCTTCTTACTTCTAATTTATTTATATAGTAACTTAATAAAGAATATACATCATGCTTTATAAGATAAGAAGTAGGTATGAACATCTTAGACCAATAAGCCGCATCTGTACTGTCGTATAAAGGATTATCTATAGTACCTAATAGATTAGGCATTATATCGTACTCTTTTTTACTTGTAAGTGCCCTCTTAAATTCTAATTTAGTATCTACTATACTATTATCTGTTATGAATGGAAGTCTTAAATCTACTACAATCCTAATCATAGCTTCTCTAAAATCCATATTATATAACCTCATAACGAAATCTATAGCATTACCGAACGTACCTCCCCAATCCTTATATACTAAATATCCTTTATTTTTGTTATTATACATATTAAAAGAAGGCACCTTCTCCTTGCGAAAAGGAGAAGGGTAATACTTGCCTCCTATTAAATCACTTCTGAAGTAGTATCTAAATATGTCTGTAGAGTAATCTAATAAACGGTCTTTAGTTAGTACTTCTTTTATTATCACTAAAAGTCTAAATCTTCTAAGTTTTCTAATCCTTCTTTAACTACATCTTTATTTGCGAATGGATTAGATACTTCTGTTCCTGTGCGTCTTATGAACTCATCAATTACTGATTGGGGGATTTGTGTAAGTCCCCATTCAATCATACCTCCGAATTCTTTAGATATAATCAATCCTTTTGTTTCAGGTGAATATACTACATCTCCTACTGGTTTACGGCTTTCAGTAATTGCATTTTTTATTGCAGAGAATTTCTTATCATAACTTCCATCTTCTTTACCTACTGCAAAAGAGAATTGAGGATAGAAGTCTTGATATACATCTGATTTAACTACTTTACCAATGAAAGGAACATTAACGCCAAACAACTGAACAGTTCCTGTAGGAGTTGTTACAGTTCTTAGCTTATGTATCATATTCGCTACTTGTTTCAATGACTTGAAATCTCCTTTAAAGAAGTCTTCTAACTTAATCTCTTTCAATATGTCTGCACTACCCGGAGTAGCTTTAGCATATGAATAAATGAAGTTAATGAACTGTTCAAATCCTAAACTACTATATGAGTTATATGCATCTTGAATCTCATCTGCAGTTGTTACAGTGAAGTATTTAAGTTGTGCATTAGTAACTTCTTCTCCTTTTTTAGTTCTATTGTCTGAATCAAGCCAAGCCGTTTGACCAAGTCCGTTAAATACTTGACGCTTAATTCCATCTTTATCTGTTCTTATATTATTGAAGAAATTAAATACTAAAGGAAACAAATGTTTAACCTCTGTAGTAGTTTTAACTCCTTTAACAATAGTACTCTCTTTAATAACAGTCTCCATTAAGAAACGTAGTGTTACTTTATCTACTTCTTTCTCTACCACTACATTATCATTCATTCCTCCTGTTTCTTCAAATTCTTCTTTAGATATGATTTGTTTTCCGCCTAAAGAATCAAATCCTTTAGTCAATACAATTTTATCTACATATTTATAATCTTCTCCATCTGCAGGTACATTATCTAAGTATTTAGATAACTCTTCTTTAGTAGGGTTAATTACAGGCACTCCTTGTGCATTTACTACTATTTTACATGGTGCTACACCATAGTATGTTTTAAATTCGGTATTTTTGAAATTGCCTAATTGCATATGTTATTTATTAAGTTATGTATTTAATTATAATATGTACTAATTACTATGCGAAGAAGTCTTCTTCAACTTCTTTAGTTTCTACAACTTCAGTCAAGTCTCCTTTGATGTTCTCTTTAATTGTGGCTTCTGATGTAGGATTCATGTTTTTAGTACGTGTTGCACGGTACTCACCTATCTTGAATGCATTATCTACTTTCATTACTACTTCTCCATCATTATTGAATACTTCAATAGTAGATGCAGATGCTTCAATACCTGCTTTACCCGGTAGTAGTCCGTTTTTGTCTATTGATTCAGCTTTTGCAATACCATATGTCGGGTGGCAAACTACTTTATCAAACATCTTAGCAATACTCATTTTACATGATGATTTTTGAGGAGTTAATTTGATAGCTCCCGGAGCATCAGGATTAACTGCTACTAAGTACATACCCTCACTGTTAGGAATAGGTGTACCTGATTTAGATATCTTACGACCTAAATAAAGAGCTACTGCTGCAGGTGATACATAACAATGCGGGTCAAATGTAGTCTTGTAAGTACCTTTATCATCTTTTTGTACTCCCACTAATTCGACTTTCAATAGGTTAGCTCTCATATCATATCTTTCTTTAAATACTGGCATATTATATGTGTACTTAACCCATTGCTTTTTCTCTTTATCATATTTAACTTCAGATACTACTTTACCTGCCTCATCTACTTTCTTATAATCGAAATGAATGATTTTGCCATCTTTTTCTGTATCTAACGCTTCTTTTGGTACATTCTCTATTGCATAATTAGTTAATTTAACTACTGCCAAGTGCGGCTGTTCCATTGTATCATATTTACCTGTGAGTTCATTCTCTAACGAATAAGCCAAACTGAATGTACCTTGATATGCAAATTTCAATTTAAATTGTTTGCTATCTCCTTCGATTACAGGAATTTGAGCACTTACTCCTTTTAATTCTTTACCTTCAAAGTCTGTTTGTGGTAATGTTACTTTAGTTGTTGAAGAACCGCCTGCACGTGAGATAGTTCCTAAGTCAATATTTTTTACTGTTTGTACTGATTTAAAATTTAATTTCATTTTAGTATAATTTATATGTTATAAAATTTACGCACTATTTGCTCTACTAATCCCAAGTCATTAGGGACTTGCTTTATGAATGTTCCATTCTCATTCAGGAACATATCTATTGGTGATTTTGCAATACTATGTGCACTATTAGGTCTAACTCTAAACATATATTTCATCTTGTCTTCCATTTCATCATATTCTTTGTATGCCTCAAGTAATATAGTAAAGAATCCAGCCAATTTAAATGTATCATCTAACATCTTACCAATAGTCTTTAACTTTACTTTAATTTCACCTTTTAAGGTTACTTCTTCGTCTGTATGTGTTAGTAGAAATACAATTAAGTCATTCTTGGTTGCCATAGCTTTCATAATAAGATCCACTACTGCAAATCCCATTACTGCAAACTTCTGAAACCCTGTTTGGTCTTTCTTACTTAGATAATCTAATGTCATTAGATATTGAAAATCATCTATTACTATATTCTTTATTCTGCCTTTCTCACTCGATGAAATCTTGTTTATTACTTCTTTAATTGCATCATAGTTGTTACTATTCAATATATTCTTATTCTCTACAGTGAAATTATCTGCTGCAAACTTAGAAGCTAATGATTTATTAGGCATCACATTGAACAGAAAAGTACACTTAGGGTCTAATCCCTGTATTTCCACTCCTTCTGCTGGAATAGATACCTTACTATAAGAGGTAGATTTGCCCGTAGTCGTATCTCCTCCTATTACTATCATTTTACTCATTTGCTTTTAAATTTTTGTAATAGTTATAGTCTACTTCATGAGCTTCACCCAAATCTGTAAACATACCTGCCTCTCCAATAAATCCTACAATACCTCTTTGAAAGCTGTCTCCATCTCTATCTTTCTCTTTGGCTATTACCCTTATTCTGTTTTCAAGTCCTAAGAAATTATTAGTTTCTGATGGTATTACATGAAAGAGTTTGCCTTTATGTTGGATACTCTCCTTCTCTGCTTCCATTGGACTTCCTATACTTAAACAAACATCACAATCATGATACGTATTCTTACTATCCCTTGCATCTTTATGTGAGTATACCACTTTCTTCATATTGTCTTCTGATGGTGTTATTTGTTGCAGTACCACAGGAGTAATTCCGTGTGAATTTCTAAACTTGACAAAGACTTTATTACTTATCTTATCTATTGTACTCTTTAATACATCTCCTTTCATAGGGTCTGTTAAGGACACATGGTCTAATGCAGCTAAGAACTTCAACTTACTATTCTTAAACTTAAACACCGGACTACCGTCTAAAGCATCATGCGACTTAACGCTTACTTTATTTAATTCTGTAGTTAATATATTAAATGCCTTTGGCGGGTCTATTTGTGTATAAACTCTAACAACCTTATCTAATATATTTAAGTATTTTCTTGTCTTTTCTCCATACAATAAATCATATGTCTTTTTACTTGTTTTCCCCTCAACATTAGCTATACTTCTTACAGTAGTTAAATAATCGAGCTCTTTAAACATAAATCTACTTACAGCCTTTGCATAGAATTTAACTGGACTTATCTCTAATGAAAACATAACTACTATTATATCTTCAATACTCATCTTATCTTCATATACAGCATCTACAAAGTTCAATATGAATTGTTCGTACATTAATGTAGATTTACCACTTCCGCTTGGTCCAAGTAATAAATAATATGTAGCAGGTAATATGCCATTTACAAGTGAGTTAAGTGGTTTAATAGTGAATGGGTATCCCTTATTATTACCTTTCTCTCCCTCCTGTACGTGTGTGTAAAAAGCATCTGATATCTTATACATCTCTATACACTCCGTCTCTGTGTATGCCTGTTTGTGTTGTACTCTTATTAGTCAATCTATACATCTCTATATAGCTGGGCAAGTAGGACTTTTTATCACTTCCTTTTATATAAGTAGTAATCTTCGGTGCGTATAGATAAGCTCCATCAATCTTCTCCCTCATATTAAAGAACATAGAAGTAGCACCTATAATCTCCTCTATTGTATAATCTTCATACAATTTATGAAAATCCTCTATTGCTGCTATTACTTCACTCTTCTTGGCTACTAAATCATACATATCTACTCTTCCATTACTCTTAGAGCAGCCAATCTTACCTGTAAATAGTGTTAATAGAGCTTGTGCAACTTTAATAGAATCAAATTCTAACTTATCTTCCTCATTAAAATAGTATTTATAAGCATTTGACTCTTTATTTACTGTATTATGTATTGTTATTACTTTCTCTTCTTTAAGTTCGTTTATAACTTTATCTAATGTTAAATGCTCTAATTCTTTAATGGGAAACTCCTCAAGTAGCTTTATTACTACTTTCTTCGTTAAATCCTTTGTATTCTTACTTAACTTAAGTTGTTTTATTAATGTTCCCATTTAGTACTTATGTATGGTGCTGCAGGTATTATTACTCCTATGAATATTATACTTGCATCTTCCATTGATTTTTTCATTACTTTACTTGAATACTCTTTATACTCATCATCTGATTCATTTGAATGCTCATCATGAATCATGTTTGTAGGACGCATTACTGTTATTAGATTATATCCATCTTTCTCTAATGTCTCCATATATAATATAGCCGATGTCTTAGTCATATCTGCAGCAGTTCCCTGTATACCAGTATTCATAGCTGCTCTTTCTATTTCTCCTTTGATTATATTTATCCTTGATGCATTTCTACTCTCTTCTGTACCTTTAACCATCTTCATCTTCTTATAATACTCAAATCCTTTCTCTTTAATTAAGGCACTTGCTTTATTCTGTAATATCTTCATCTCCTTATGCTCCGGATAACTACGTCTACCTTTGGTTATGTGATTTATTATATTATAGCCATTAGCTAATGCGAACCCTTTCTCAGCATCAAAGTATAGCTTTAATTTCTTAAATGCTCCCCAAAAACCGTTTAACAGGTCGTTGGCTTCTTCCATACTTATATTCTGGGATTGAGATAGTGTGAATGAACTGCCACCAAAAGATATAAAGAAGTTTAGAATCTTACCCTTCTGTCTTAGTGGGCACTCTTCTCCTTTTTCATCTTTATTAGACATATCGAGCTTACCGTATGCAGTTAGTTTACCTTCTTCTTTAATTACTTGTTTTGCATTAGGGTATAACTCTTTTAGCAATTTTCGGACAATGCTTTCATCTTTCTCTGGAAATTTAACTTCCATTGATAGCTTAGTTATAGTTATTTCGTATCTTTCCTTAGTACTATATACCTTAGAAGCCACCATACTATGACTGTCTCCATCCCCATTCTCAAAGAAGTCTATAAATACATCATCTTTACTCTTATATGCCATTACTCTACTCTCTTGTGCAGAATAGTCAGCTCCTACTATAACACCTCTTTGGGCTTTAAAGCAGTTCCTCCATTCCTTACTTGATGGTATTTGTGCCATATTAGGATTATATGGTGCAAGTCGTCCTGTTGCAAGCAATTGGTCTACTTGAAAGTGTATTCTACCTGTATTCTTATTGATGTTTGTTAACATCTTAGAGCCGTATGAATCTATCAGCTTGGATAGTTCTTTGTATTTTATATAATCAGGTAATAAAGGGTGTGCATTAGCTACTTTCTTTAATTCTTTTATATCTAATGTATCTTTACCTTTTACATTAGGTATAGCTATTTTTAATTCTCTGAATACTTCTTTAACCTGTTGTGATGATTTCCAATTGACTCTTCTCTTATCATGTACTTTATTATCTATCTTAATCTCTTCTCCTGTAAATAAGTCAATTGTCTTTTCTTTAATATATGATATAGGTGCCTTTCTGTTATTCTTATATTTAGGTGAACTCTTTATTATTAGTTCATTCAAAGCTTCTTGTCTTTTATATGATTCTATTTTATTAAGTTCTTCTAATTTAAGCCAATCCGCACTATCTATATATATACCATTATATAGCATATCAGCTAAGTACTCTTGATATTTGAATTCAAGTATAGCTTTACGGAATTTATCTTCTTTTACAAGTATTTCTGTATTATCAAATCTATAATCTTCTGTAATAAGTTCTTTCTTTATTAGTTTATTTAGTATTACTTGATATAAGTTAAATAACTTAACATCATCAGCGGCATATCGTATTTGGTCTTGTGTGTATGTTGAGGTATCTTGTAGGAATGAGGTCTGCTCTGCCTTATTTATATCTATACTAAGTAATTCCTTCATCATGCCTCCAAGTGAGTATATAAAGAACTCTCCGTATTTAGTCTTTACATATCTTACTTCTTTACCTTGTCTGTATACCTTATATGCAAGTGATAAGTCAAACATGGAGTTTAACTGCATACTTAATGAACGAAGCATATTACGTTCAAATACACCATTAACTACTATCTTAGTTATATTTCTATCTTCTAATATAGGCTTTAATGATTTAGCCTCTTCAGGACTAAATACGAATTGGTCTTCTTCTGTCCCTATTTGTACTAATTTAATAGGGTTTTTTTCATGGTAATCTAAAGTCTTAGTTTCTGTATCCTCACATATTAGTTTATATTGAGATATTTTATGAAGTGCTCTTTCTTTAGATATGGTTTCTATTCCATTAACTTTTAACCCTATTAAATAAATCATATTCTGTTATACTCTACAATAGCATATATGTTTCTTGTATCTACTTGATAATAGCCCCCAACATCAGCTCCGTCTAAGGTGGTTGCTTTTGTTGCTCTTTGATGATTCACTCCATTGATTTCAGTTATAAGTACTTTATCTCCTACTTTAACATCTAAGTCGTAATCAGGATTTACTTTACCTACAAGCATTATTTCAAATACAGGCTCTTCATTAGGATTCTCTACTCCATCAGGTAGTAGTATATTTGATTTAGTTAGTATTACAGGTTTTACTATAGCAACTCCCGGCTTAACTGTTTTATATATTAATTCTACTTGTTTCTTTACAAGTTTATTAGTTTCATTTATAGCGATAGGGTCATACGGCTTTTCATCTGCTCTGTATTTATCTGCTGGGTGATTTGCTTTATTGTTGGTTACTGCTTTATTATGTGCCATTGTTATTGATTTTGTTTTAAGTAAAGGTAAGCTTTAGTTGGTAGTTTCTTATTTATATCAAATCCATCTAAAGTTCTTACATGATTAATTATATTGAATTCTATTTCACAGTCTTCTAAAGCTGTATGTGTTTCAACTACATCATCTCTATTAAGTATATATCTATTTATAACTTCTGCTGTGTATTTTATATTACCTTTCTCTGTAATGAAGTTCTTTTCAAGGCAGTACTTAGTATATTTCTTAATATCTACATTCATTAAGAATATATCTATTATGTCATATAGTTCTATACCATGCTTCTTTAATTTAGTTTTATCTATTCCATCTTTGCTTAGTTCATATCTTTTAAATGTGTAATGTAAAGAACGTATATCGAAGTCTATATTAAATGCAAATAATCCTTTTATGTTATATTCTTTAATTAACTTATTTAATGTAATCTTTAAGTCTGGATATTCGTGTTTTTCTAAGTCTTTATAGAAGTCTTTATTGCTGTAGTAATAGCATTTCTTAAATCTCTCTTCATTATCTACTATTTCTTTAAATACAAGTCTTTGTTTATGTACTATTTCATATGATTCATTAAATACTATAAATCCTATATCGAATATACTTAAATCAGATACATCTACAGTTTCGGTATCAAATAGCAGATAATGCTTTTGCATATGCTTGTTCATTACCGATTATTTTAATTTGAAGTTGTGTGTATTCCTTTCTATCTTTAGTCATTTTCTTGAATTGTTGTAATAGTAAGGTGTGTGCTTTTGCAAATCCGTTATCAGCTTCAAGTTTCTTTACTATACGTTTTATGTAATTTGTTCTATCCTCTCCTTCATTTGGTGGAAAGTATTTGCTACTTAATGTTTCTAATATTGTCATAAATTATATTTTGTTTTCAATAAATTAAGTACTTCTTCTCTATTATCTATTACTTTATTCTTAATTTCACTAAACTCCTGAACATAGTATTTAAGGAAATCCTCTATTATCTTCTGTACTTCATAGTGTTCGTAGCATTGATGTCTTCCCTTATCTAATACCTTTATTATACCATAGTCATCTGTATAGAACTCTTCATCAGATAAGGGGTCTGGTTCTGGTAGATTTAGCTTCTCTGATACAAATCTTATAACATCAGCTTTATTGATTGCATTGTATACAGTTACTATGACATAATTACTTCCACCATACTCGTCAAATGGCACATTTATGTGTACTTCGTAGTTACGTGCCTTTAAGTCTGCTGTTTGAAATATAGCCTTTTCCCATTTATCTCTAATCTCTTTTTTAGTCTTTCCTTCAAACAACTTATTAAGTATTGCTATTTTTCTTTTAATTAATTCTTTCCCCATAGTATCTTATTCTTTGTGTATTTACAAGCTTCTGTAAATGTAGATAATCCCCAATTGTCATTCTTATTAAATCTTACTTCTGATGGGTGCGTTTCATTGAATATTAACTTAGCTTTGGTATTAGTTACTAACTTAGCTGCATCTCTGCCAAGTGTTATTACGGGCACTTGTCCTGAACCTGCTATTATCTTATTAAGCACCTTTATAGAGAACTTGAATTGTTCTATAGTCTGTCTTGATTTAGGTTTGTGCTCTTCAACTTCCCAATAGACAGGCATTATAAACACTCCTTGATTTATTAGATATGATAAGTCGTTTGGATACCAATTGCAAGTACTTAGCTTCCTAAATAGGTTTTTAAGTACAAGCAATTGACTGTGTTCTTTTAATGTCTTAGAACAACTAAATATAAGTCCATCATTGTAGTAAATCAATTTGTTGTTCTCCACAATACTATTGGAGTACGGTTCAGTACCTATAATAACTAAATTAACTTCACTTGATTTTATTAGTTTTAGTATGTTATAGACATCAAGCATACTAATTTATTTCATTTCCTTTTGTTCCATCCTCTCCTTCTGAATCAAACTCTTCATCTTCATCATAGTCCTCGTCTTCATAGTCATCATCATAATCTATACCAAAATAGCCCATAACTTGAGTTTCTCCCATATAATCTAATACGTCTTCTCCTCTTTCTCTTGTTATGTCTGCTATATCAGTTTCTTGCATCATATTAGAGAATTCCTCACTGCTTAATTCTACTGTGTAAGTTTCATCTTCATTGAAGGTTACATTCTTTACTGTAAATGATAGTACTGTTTTAGTTGTTTCCATATTATATAAGCATTAAATTAAAAAAAAGAAGAGATAATAAACAAGAACACCTTTATAGGCTCTTAGTTTATTATCTCTCCGATAATATATTTAATTTTTATTACCTTTTACCTTTTTAGGTCGAAAGTTGTCTACTATTAGACGGTATTCTATTTTAGGGTCTCCATTAATGACAATTGCCATTTTTGCTTGAGCTCCTACAGGGTGATTTAATATCATATCCTTTGCTTTGTTAATTACAAACAAGTGCAAAGGGCTATCACTATCTTTAAACCCTTCTTTATTTGTTATGATGATATCTTCAGGTATTAAATCTCTGTTGATTTTATTGTATGTTACAACCTCACCATTACGTACATCAACAGTAGCAAATTCTCTTTTAGCTACTGCTACAATACCATCAAATACACCTGATTTAATTTTGGCAATTCCTATGCCTCCTGTAAGCTCTTGAATTAACTTGTAATATTCGTTCTTTTGTTTAATATATTCAAAGAACTCACCTTTAAGCTTATCTTTAAGCTCTTTTTCTTTTAATCCTTTTTCTCTTACTCCTTTAAGCAATAAAAGACCATGTGCTTCCATTACACCTTGTTCCATTGCTCTAAGAGCATTCAATTTGTTTTGCATTTCTTGCATTTTATTTGATTTAGTAGTTAGTTATTTAATAATTCAAGTAATCTTACTGATTTGGCATTCTTATTCTCTTTCTTAGGGAATAATGAAGAGAATAATTTATTAGTTTCTATAAGACTTCTTATAGAATGTTTAAATTGGCTATCTTTCATTCGTACCCTTCCATCTTTATACTCTTTTGCCTTAACTACTAAAGCTCCCTCTTTATTTTCTGCATTCTTCATACGAACCCTTTTATATGGTTCTACTTCTATAAACTTTACGCTTGTGTCCAATCCAAGTCTCTTGTCATACTTACTAAATGACTCAGCAGGCAGTTTCTTTGCTTCTTTGATGTAGTCTTTTAAAGAATCGATTACTTTCTTCTTTCCAAGAAAATTATCTTTGACTTCAATTCCTAACTTACCTAAGAACATCAAGCTGTCTTCTGAATATTTTATTCTCTCTCCGTTCTTCTTCTTATTATCAAATATATCAAGAGCCAATTCAAGCTCTCGATATAGTGTATTAATAAAGGCGTTTTTTACTTCTTCCATCATAATATAATTTGAGCCTTTTCAGGCAGTTTATTTGTACTCCAATTCAAGAATTTAACATTTACATACTCTCCTAATGGAGGAGACTTGTATATATTAACAGCTTCATCTAAACTACATTTGAATTTAGCTTTAAACTGTTTATTACTATCGGTTAGTAACGTACCTGTTAAGCTTCTGTAGTCTTTTTCTCCGTTCATGCTTACATCAATGAGTATAAATTTATCATCTAAAAAGGCTTTCTTCTTTAATAAGCTATTTACTCTAAATGATATAGCATAAGGTGATCTCATATCCCTTATCATGCAACCTTCATATCCATCTGCTACACATCTGTCATGACATATGGTTACTTCTTCGTCGTTATTAAGTACTATGTAAGGACTGAACTTTATATATTTAAATTCATGTCCATGCTTTTCTTTAACGGCTCTTAAAATATCTGTTCTATACCACTGAGCTTCATTGTCAGAAGCTATATAGTCATAAATATGAAATTCAAGTAGTTGTTCATCAAACATATCCGGCATAGTCTTTCGAGCTTTACCTGATATTTCTGATAGGGGCATTCCATGAATATATAACTCACCGTCCGGAACTCCATTGCACAGCTCTGTAAGTCGTCTTACTTCCTTTTCTAAATGAGGTTGCATATAATATATACCACCCCTTGAAAGTAATTTACTATCTAACCCTAAACAACGAACTCCATCGTACTTCGGTTGAGCTATTACAGGAAATTTAACAAGTGATTCCTTATATACATTAGCTAACATTGGTAATGGCTGCCAATCCACATTAGTGTTGTATATTACAAATAAAGGAATGTCTTCTACTCTCTTTAAACCTGTAAATTTAGCTTGGTATTCCGTAAAGGTTTTATATCCTTCACTTCTTAAATCCTTTAACTTCGAGTAATACGTATTACTTGATAAGCGTGGATTTAGTTTCTTAGTTTCAGTTTGCATAGTACCATTATAGTAACCGTGCATATACTGGATTCCTGTTGGTATTAAATTCATTTTAAAGTGCCTTACTTTTCCATTTAAGGCAAGTTTAAATAAATTCAATTCCTTATCGCTGCTTCTTACTAACTTGGTCTTATCATCATTAGATGAAAATACTAAATTGTCTTTAATCTTAATATGGGTTCTCATTTTTATATAGTGTTAGTTCATACTCTGTATTCTCTTTAAATTTTATTCGTTCTCTTTCATAAGAACTATAATAAATCCATGTACTATCATCTACACTATCCTTTTTTAGCATTTCATCTAATCTATGATTTATTAAAGACGTGATACCTTTCCTAAATATAAGATGTGCTATTGCGAGTTGTTGATGATAGTTTATATGTGGATATCTTTGTTTAACTTTCTTCATATTATAGAGAATTATATTTCTTAATATAGAATCAGCCTGTTCAATAGATATATATGTTCTATATTGAGCTGGTATGTATTTAATTACAAATCCATAACCAATAGTGCTATTATTGTTAATGTCGTTATATGGTTTATGTCTAAACCCTTCATGTAATTTTATGAAGTCCATAACGTCATTAAGTAGTAGTTCATTTGATTTGTTTAATAAGGAAGCTCGTATTAGTTCTTTATCTATATAAATACAAGGCGACAATAAGTCTTTATGTATAAATAGAAATAAAGCAACTAATACAATACTTCTTATAGCTTTAACCACTTAGGCAGAATTAGTTTACCTATGGATACTGCCCACTTTATCCAATTAGGGTCGGTTTTGATAGTAGTTTCAAGACACTTGCCTTTATACTTACCAAAACCAATTAATACTTTCTTTTTTTCATGCTCCATTTTAGTCGGTTTCTAAATAGATTAGTATTGATAAGCTTCCTATTATATGATATATCAATACTAATCTAATGAATAGTTCAGCTTCCATACTATTCCTTTGCAGATAAATAAATCTCTCTGAATGGATAGTCTGTGCAGATTGCAATCCAATTATTGGCTGCATTTTTGTCAGTGCAGTACCCACTATCAACTAAATATTTTAAGATACCTTCTGTTGATTTAGCTTTGTGGGCTTTTTTATAGATTGGTTTAGATATGAATTTAAACCAATCATCTATTGCTTCTTCAAGTGAGTTATACTTTCTGAAAGCATTGATTTTATCGTCAGTGTTACTGTATTCCACTCTTTTACCTTTCACTACTTCCCAATAGGAAGTATAGATGGCTTCACTCTCCCAAGAACTTCCACATTTTACACCCATTCCATTATATCCTTTAATATAATTTATTGATGTTCCTGCTAAGTTCTTTTTACCTTTGCTCTCTGACATAAATATACTTGCAAATGCTGCAAATATATCTTCTTCACTTGCATTGGGGAATACATGTTTGTTTTTATGTATTACTTTCCAATGTGTAGCTAACAATTGAGCTGCAATGGTGTACGTTTTAACTCCCTCTTTAAGGAGCTCTTGTGCATTTTCCGGTGAGATTTGATTAATCTCCTCTTCGGATAGGCTATCTTCTATTTTAATTACCTTATCTTCTGTAAAGAATGAACGGATAACTAATAATAATATAATGATAACCATTACTATTAGAGCAGTATCCTTGATACTGATTCTCTCCTTAACGGAGTAACCTATTTCTTTCATATTATCAATCTATTGAAACATCAAGTTCAGTTACTTTCTTACCGATAGCACGAACACCTGCTTTTATAGTGTCTGTGTTATCTTTAACATCATCTACTTTCATTTCTATGAGTAATAACTCTTCGAAATTTCTATCTACCTTATTCTCTACTTTCTCCACACGTCTTTCTACACGGTCGATGTCTTCTTTATTGACCTCTTGCTTTACACTTAATAGCAGGAATATAACTATTGCTACTGCTATTAATATTATTATTACAATTCCATTAGTTTTCATTTATAATCTTTTTAATTAGAACATAAGAGGAAAATAACATACCTAATAATACAGGGTAGAATGTTATACTCCATAGACCGCTTTCAATATCCACTATAAGGATATTCAATATAGCTATCCAAGCAATTAGGATAGCTATAACTTCGATTTTCTTCATTTTGTTTCTTTTGATTTATAACCTAAAATTAAATAGTACTTCACTTTATCAAATTCTTCATTCTTCACTTTGAAGAATTGATAGTTACCTTTATCCTTTCCGACAGTGCTTGTGTGTTCAAATACAATAGTATCGTTTATAACGAACAGTTGTACTACTACATATTCAACAGATTGAGATAGTAAGAAGCGGTGTGTTACTCCTTCACCTTTTTTCAATTTACCTTCATATGAACTTAGGTATATTATGTCTTCTTCAAATGCAAAGTGAGTAGCATCATAGATGTCTCTAATCTTACCATTTACCTGTGCTTTGCTTATGAGTGCAAAGCATAAAACTACTATGATGCTAATTATTTTCATATTATTTATTATTGTGTTTAATTAATAGTTCTTTTAGTTCTTTATTTTAATTCCTTTAAGATATTCCATTCTTCCATTTGTTGAATTGTTTTTCTTTTCTTCTTTTATTTGCTTTCTTTATATCGTCTTCTAATACAGAAGTAATTTTTAATATAACAATAGAAAGAATTACTACTGTTATTATAGTTAAAATAGTTAAGTATTCCATGTCTTTTTTTTATAATTACTTCCTTTATCTTCTATGGTATCTTCAGTTCTTTTGCAAGAACCACACCATAACATGAAATGGTCTATATCTGACCCAACACTTTCTTCATTTGTGCAACCCTTACATGTTTCAGGGTTTACTATATTGTGCCTTTTACACCAATCTTCATATTTTTCTTCCATTTCTTTTTGATTTTTTAAATATCCTTGTATATACGCTTTTTTAATTAATGTTCTTGTAGCTGTTACTAAGTCTTCTCTTATTTCGAATGGTGATTTACTTTTTTCAGCATATTCAGCTGCTTCTTTTTCCAGATGACTTATTTCTTCTTCTTTCATCTATATTTTATGTTATGTTTTTTTAAAAAGTAATAGGGTATGGTTGTTATCCCTATTGAAGTTACTTTATCTCAACTCTATGTCATAAATCACGAGTATATCCTATTACTTATTATTTACGTTTCTTTGCTTTTTCCCTTATGATTTCTAACTTATCTACAATAGAGTTATTACTACAAGTGTAGTTAGGATAAGGAACAGCATTCAAGTAACTCATCAATATTAGTATCTTTATAAGCATTTCTTCTTCTATGCTTAATTTCATACCTTTTACTAATTCTGTTACATCGTCTTTACCTTTTATCTTATTTAAAGTGGTTTTTTCCCACTTTTTGTACTTCTTATTTAAGTTCTCCAATAACCTATGTGCGAAGTTATCTAATAGCCTGCCCGTCATGTACTTATATGAACTTACACAGAAGTTGCTCATTACTTCTTCATAATATCTTTTATGTATAAACATAGCAGGGTATATATTTTCATCATATTGTGGATTTCCTATATATGTTATTTCCTTAGGAAGTTCACATATTTCATATGATGTTTTTACAGCATTGTCTTTATACCTGTTTCTCGTTCCCTTTAACTTTAATATTACACATACATCTCCGTCATTTATTGGCAGCCTTGATAAGCTACAAAATGTTGTTCCAAATACCATATTATAGATTTTTAGTTATTATTTTAAAAGAAGAGGAGTTGTCGTACTCCTCTAAATAACGTCTTATGCAGCCTGTCTAACAGGTGCATTTGAAATTGAAATTGTTTTGCCATTTATAGGCTTTAATATACTCCATACACTACTATCATAACCTGTCGAAAGCCTGACACCCCCTTATAACTTAGCAAGGTTTTAACTAATTGCTTAGTTACTAACTTGTTTACAACGGCGAAGTTGTATGTGGAGGTGAGGGGAATCGAACCCCTGTCCAAATTACTGCAATATACTTCAACGTATATCAAATTAGCACTATCCTGAAATAGTCATGCCGTACACTCCCTACTTAATTTAAATCTCGTAACTCTTTATTCTGCAATAGAAGAGACCAAAAGATATTCCAACAACCATGTACATAGGAAGTTGTATAAGTTCTTGATATAGGTTAGAAATCTATATCAGTGATTTTTATATAGTAATTAGTACGACTGCTACACCAGTACTTTAAACCAGTCTCAAATGTATTTCTACAAACCATGTCGGTATTTACTATAAAGGTATTATTATCTCCATTCAAGGAGGGGTTTACCTTTTAAATTTATATTTAATATAGCGAGCATTACAGGATTCGAACCTGTTGGGGCACTATTGATAGTAATAGGGTTCTTGTAAATAACCAATGCCCGGATGCTAAACGCAACTATCTACTTGCATTAAGAGTTCGCCAAACCTCTTACAATGCTCTTACTATATTAATCATTCCAAATATAATTGCTTGGCTCCATTACAGATTCATTACCATCATATTCATCTATTCTCCACTTTCCCTCTACTTCTGCAATCTGTAAATTAGCACAACTTCCATTAGCTTTCTCTCCTAATTTCTCTACAATTGCTATTAAATCAATATCGTCTCTTTGTATGTCTGGATAATAGAATGTACCCTCTTCGTATTTATCGTAGAATACATCACCATAGTCTTTAGTGAAGGCATCTAATCTTGAATCTTCTGTTATGTTTTCTTGTTTTGTGTATCTATTTACACCTTTTTTATCTTCACTATATAAATAGTCATTTTTATAAAAGAACAGTTCGATTCCTTTTAGTTTAGCATATTCTTTCAATGCTAAATTACTTAAGCCAAAGCCTCCAAAACAGGTATTGTATACTATCTTTTTCATATTAGTTATATTTAATTATTTATATTTATTAATTTGAGCTCCCACTTTCAATATATGTGGGTCAAAGTAATTAGAAATAAACATTTTAGCGTCCACACAACTAATTTCTAATTACTCCAAAGTTCGTCCATTCATTGGTTAATATGTATATTTCTATACAGGGAATACTCCTTTGTGCTTATGCTGTCCTATAACCGAGTTCATCACTCAACACATAGGTTTCCTTAGTACTACAAGTTTTATGTATATCTTGCAAACAGCATACCATCAACTTCATATATTACACTTAGATATGTAAGATACTTATATTTTGGATTTTACTTCTTTTCTTTTATATACTATGAAGTTTAATATATAATGCAGTTATTACTAACTACTCGTCTGTTTCTTCTCCTGAACAGATATAGGTTTTAATTGTAATTTATTTTTTAATTTGTGCTTTCTTAGCTTGTATTTCAGCTAATCTTTGTTTTACCAGTTCCGGATTTTTACGTAATTCTTCTTGTTGTTGCATTGCTGCAATAGCAAGTAATTCCTGCTCTTCATTTTTAATTTCAGTTAAGGATGCTGCTAATTCCTCTTCAGCTACTTTCACATCATAAATGTACTTTACTACATCATAGGCTAATTGTACTTTTTCTTGAGCTTTAGTTTTACGTATGGTTTTAAATGGATTATCTGAAGTAAACTGTTTTACTTGTTCAAATAATTTACCACCTAATTCGGCTAATACCGTACTATTAAAGTCATATAAATCTTCAATAGTGTTGTTGCCTGTTACATTGTAACGTAATTTGGCTTGTAAGCCTTTTTCAATAATTAACATAATTATATTTTTAAATTGTTTATAAATAAAAAAAATCTCCTGTTCATCAGTTTAAATGAGTGGTTACATATTCACCAATAAGACTTCAGAGTTCCTTAGGAATAAATTACTCCTATAAATTAAAATTGTACTTTAATTACTTTCTTTTTGCTGTCTTCACTAACTCTAACTATAATAGTTCGAGTATAAGTATCATTAAAACATACTCCTGCAAATTGCTCTCCCTCAGGTTTAACTACTAATATATCCATTAAGGATTGAATAGCTTTCCTATTAGGCAGTAATTCAGGTATCAGATTATCAATATGGAATGTTGGTATAGGCTGATCATTATAAGCTCCTTTCAAAGCAAATAAATGATGTAATGTACCTATATTAGTATTCCAATGGTCAGGGCTTAGACAAATACAAGTTACTTTATGAAACTTCAAAGAATCTAAGTTCCATATCTTTTTAGACATGGTTTTACTTTCCAATAATTCCATACATTCGGACACTTTTAAACTAAATTCAAAACCGTTCCATTTAAAAATAGCAACAATAGGCTTTATAAGTCCTAATGTTTTTAATTTTAATTGAGTTAATTCACCATTTAATTCAATATCCATGTAAAATGTAGTGTTTACTCTATTTTTCGGATGGCTATTAACCATAATTTTATAATTCCCTATAGGCATCTTTTTTAAATCTGTCCAAGTGCAGTTTTCTACTCTTCTTTCAGGTTCAAAATGACCATCTCCTCCTTGAGCATCCAAATCTAACATACCTGTTGAGTTATGTTTTTGTCTTTTATTGCCGTAATAAATAATGTTTCTATTAGGCTCTTCTACATACAAATCATAATCTTCTCTTGTATCAGGAAAATGTAATCTAATAGCTACTACAGCTTCTACATTACCTCCTCTTTCTTTTACAGCTTGTTTAATTTGGCTTTCACCTGCATTTTTACCATTAACTGTAAAACTGTAGTTATTACCATATTTAAACATTGGTTTTAAACCTTCAACAGAGCAACTTGTCATATTAAATAAAGACATACTGTTTTCTAACAGTAATTCAATAGATGTATATTTATCCATATTAACTAAAAACTCTTTAATGGCTACTTCATCAACTTTATCAAATTGTTTTGGATTATATACATTAGAATCATCCAATGTATCAATTTTAAACAAATTTACTTTTGATTTAGCATTATCTCTGTTTATAAAAGAAACTATATTAGCTTTTACATCATCTAAAGTAGTATGTCTTCTACTTGTAAATTGTTCAACTAAACCTAGTTCTTCAATAGCTTTACTGGCTACTAGTTGCATACCAACAGATGATGGTTTTTCAGTTTTGAACTTATTTTCCGGGTCTTCTCTTCTATTAAATTCTTGATATATACGGTCAAGTTCTTTCTCGCCACTTTCAAGTTCTTTCAATAAACTATTACCTAAGTTAGAACTACCCATTTTAGCAATAGAATCTTTTAATGAATAAGATGTTTCCCAACAGAATAAATCCTTATCAGTAGCTTTATCATACTCTTCTTTGAAAGCTATGAATGATTCTATTACAGGAATATATTTATCACTATTAGCTGCATACTTTTTAGCTATGCCTTCTAATACTTCTTTGTAAGTTGCAATAGAAATAGTTTCCATTGTGTTCTTAAAAGAAACATATTTAGTTCTGTATTCGTTGGTAATATCATCAATACTTCTATTAGCAAAATCTACAAGTTGCTTAGGTAAAGCTACTTCAAAATGGTTAAATTCGTATACTTTATCAAACTGAACTCTATATGAGCCACCAGAATTTTTATGACCGTATTGGTCTTCATACTCTTTTGAGTATTGAAAATGTGTAGTACCAATACCTAATTTATAAGTAGTTTGTGTTTTGTTGGTCTTTTCATAGTTAAGACCTCTATCAAGCATATCATAGGTTTCAAAAAATACGTCTTGAATAGGACTATTTGTTAATTCTTTATTACATGCTTCAATACTTTCATTATATTCTCCACAATCTCCTAAATTACTAAATATACTTTCAAGTTTTCCATCAATAATTGCTACAATATTACCATATCTTTTAATAAAGTTTTTACAGCAATTACAGTTATGTTCAGAGCTATTACTGTCTCTGAATATACCATTATCTTCCGGTTTAAAACTACTTAAATAAGTATCCCAGACTTGTTGTCCAGTAATACTACTTTTAAATAACTTTCCTGTTTCACACATTCTCTTGAATTGTGCTCTTACTTTCTGATTAAATTCTTTAAATTCCATTTCTTTTTATTTAGATTGTTAATACTTTTATATTAAAAAACAAACTCTTCCACTAAGTGGTGGGATAATAATATTAGAAGATTCAAGAATAGCTATTTCTTGTATAAGTACTATTCTCCCTTATACTTCGTTATATAGTAATCTCTTATTTACACTCTATAAAGGAATAACTTTATATGTAAACATTCATTAAAGTACGTTCTATTATTACCTTTAATTCAAATAACAACTACCTTAGTAGTTTTGGTTAGCTCTAAGTGTAATGCTAACACCGAGTGTAATTACATTATACTACAACATTTAGATTACTAACCAAAATTTAGTTGTAAATTACTTTAAATACTATTTATCCTCTGCTTTATTGCAGCTGCACTATTTTTAGGTAGTATTTATTTGAATTGAAAAAGAGTTTGTTTTGTATTGTTAAAAAAAAAAAGAATAAAGCTATTCCTATGCTAAATAGTATGTTTCAACCTTGCTACTTTTGTATCGGAATCACTCATGTTGAATTCATATAATAACTCTATTCTTAGTACTTTAAAATCCAACCCCTATATTTCAAGGGATTGGATTACCTTACATACTTTTATATGTTTCCGAATCGAGTTTAACGATATTAGCTATTCAGGTAAACAGCTAATCCTTTCTGTTGTAATACACAGAATAAACCAATTGGTAGACACCTATCTGTATTTATACTGCTTCATAGTAATAACAAAGCCACACTAGTAACGAGGCGATGTACTAACTATGGTATAGGTTTTTAATAATATAAAAGTACCCTAAGACTACTAATGTAGTTTTGTTATTTAACTTAGGGGACTTAGATAGGGTTTAAGCTATCACTCTCAACCAATAAAACATACGCTGAATCGGACGTACCATTAACTACCTTTTGACTCGTAGTATTAGTCACGTATGTTTTACCTAATTACTTTATTTTAAGATAGGTTGTATCTATCTACTCAACTTATCGAGTTTTAGCCTTGTTGGTCAAGGTCTTTATCATCTGTATCATTGTTACTGTCTATATCATAACAGGAACAATAATACTTACTGTATGTATCTGTTGAAGATCCACACATAGGACAATAATACCATACAAAATCATCTGCATCGTCACACATATCTATATAGGTTTAGTATTAATATTGTACTTATTTACTATCATAAACTTATTACTAAGTACAATCTTAATTTAGATTGTTTATAATATATACTCTATCACGTAAATTACTCCTGTGCATAGCTCTTATGCATTCAACTTTCAGGTAATTTAACAAAGTATAGTTAATATTGAAACCTAAGGACATATTTCTATGTTAGTCTTAGGGAAGATAGTGATACATCTTATTTATTCTTTTAATCAAACCATTCTACCATTGAAAGGAAGAATGGCGTCCCTTTTACATCTACTTCTACATGTAAAGGGTTCATGGATAATTCTATTTGAGCATCCAATTTTAAGTATTCCTCAATAATATTGATGAATATCTTATCTTTTGCTCTTCCTCTGGCACAGTTCTCACTGTCCCAGAAAATGCCGTTTTCGAATCTTCCGAAACCTGCACCATCGAATAATATCATGGACTCTTCCATTTTACTATTTTTTATAGGTTATTAAATTAAACTTATTTGATTTTATACACTTTACTGTGTTATTTAACTTTACTAAATTTCCTACATGATAAAGTAACAGATGTAAATCTCTTATCTATTATTTAAAATGAGGTTATTTGTCAAGTTTATTACGACTTTATTGTAGGTGGTTGGCTTGATATGTGGTTTGTTGGTATAGTGCCACTTCGACACACACATCAATAAATTCAATTTAATCTATTATATTATGCAATACACATACACACAGACACTCAATAAGTAATCCCACACATATTATATTACATCAATCTTGTTCTTTATTATATTGTATATACATACGATAACACATATGTAATACTATATATAAAAAATAAAGCACCAACAATCAAATCTACTTACGTATTTTAATGTATTGGTGCTTATTCATAATCATATATAATGCCTGTAATAGCATACTTGTATGAATACCGTATCAACGGAATTTACAAGCATTATATATAACCATATATCTTATTTCAGCACACATAGTATCCCTACTTATAGGTATGTGTGCTGGTCAACTGCCCAAACGTAATTAGCTTTGACTTGCTAATCTTTCAACGTGTGGTTATGAGCCACAGAACTTATCAAAACGTATCAGTTCATTACACTGATTTGAAACGTTACGGATAGTAAAACATAGTTGGAAAGTCTATGCATACCTTAGTTCCGTAATACTGCCTATCTACCACATATCACACATTCCCGATAGGATTACAAGCAACTTCCTTGCCTTTGTGTGGTCATAGTGGACCAAGTTACTTCTGCATTACTGCAATGGCTAACAGATGCCATACATATATTTACTATTCATTATACACTATGTTAGATGTATAGTATATCCTATTTTAATTATAAATAGGCAAACATAACAACCATACACCCGAAGGCATATGGTTGTATTCTTTTATGCAGAGTATATAGCAAGTGCTGCTTCGAACGTGATGCCTGTTGCTTGCATGAGCTTTACAGCTCTTTCAACAACAAGGTCTTTTTCATCAAGTTTCTTTTCGACTTCCGACTTAATCGGAATTACTGCATTTATCGTTACCTGTTCCCCTGATATAGCACCAAGTTCTACACCAAGTTCATTGTATCCTACTTTACGGTCACGTCCTTGTGCGTCCTTGTAAGGGTCACCAATCTGACGTACTGTTCGTCTTATAGAGCACAAAGGCTCCATTTTATTATCGACTGCCTGACGAAGACTGTCTGATAATTTCTCGGAAGGGCAAGTAAATTTACCTAAATCAGTAATTACGTAACTTTCTTCTGTGTTAAATGTAGAAGTAGTTACTGATAAAATTCTTTCATTTGTATTTGCCATGTGTATTTTATATTTACATGGTTACGGAAACTTATGTTACCCGTACGGGCTTTCGCTCGCAAATTATAGTATGGGTCACCCCCATAGGTATTCAGTACCAACATAGATATCCTATATTTTCATTAACTTATAAAAAAATTCCATAATAAAAAATTATTAATTACTATACTATACCTATATATACTATATAGTACATAACTATCCTACATTTTCATTAACTAAATTTTATATTATAAAAAAATTTTACTATATCAATCAATATCATATACTATACATCAATATCAAATACCAACCTATATATTTTATAATCTATCCACTAAATAAAATTTTATATAAAAAATTCTAATATAATATCTATATATTAATATAGTATATAGTATCCACCTTACAATATATAAAACAAAACATAATTAACTAATACTATATATTATATAATAGTACCAACCTAATATAATTTAATATATAGTAAATTGGTATATAGTAAAGTAGTAAAGAATTGGTAAGTAAACCAACTTTCTATATATAATATAAGTATCTTATTATATATAAATATAAACTATATATTATATATAGTTTATTTAAGTACTATATATAAGGGTTGAGCACGAGGTTGAGCATCTTAAGCCCAATTATATACAACTTATTTAGTACAACTTATAGAACCTATTTTACTTGATTGAGATTTCCAGAGAAAGAAGAAGCCCCGAATTAAATACCTAATTCAATACTGTATTCTATATATCTACATACTGTACTGTATAGCTTAGTTTGTAATTCTTTCTCTATTACTTAAATGCTTTAACGAACAAGTTCGGTGAATAACTTCATCTTTCTCTGGAACTCTCAATTAGATATATCTATCCTAGAATGCTTATGTATAGAATAGGCTGTATAGTAGTTGTCTATACTGCACATATTGTATATAGTATATAGTATATGTGTACCATCTTTTACATCATCAACAATTCCATATATTTAAAATACTGTTTTGTTTTCTACTTTATTCAATTCATTATATATAATATACAGTACTTGTTCTATCTTTATATATAGATTAAATCCATCTTATATATAATACAAGTCGATTTTGATTTCCAAATCTATTCATATACACAGTGAGCTTTAATGCCAATCACTTTACAGTACTTGAACTACTTATGTTATTCTATTGGATATTACTTTATATATGTATTTAATATACTATATTAAAATTACCTATTTATGAAACCTCAAATTTTATATATTATACCATTCGAGCTAATACTATGTTTTTGACTTTTTGTCATTTTTTTATTCCAAAAAAAAATTGTAACTTAGCAGTGTAAATAAACGAAATATATAAACTAATTAATTCTTTTTAATAGTAATTAATTAAATAAAATAAATAAGTATTAATAATTAAATAAATAAAATAATGAATAAAGAAGCATCAAAGGAATTAAATAAGGAACTATTAAATGAGATAGTAGAATGTATAGAGAATAATGAATTTAATAAAATAGATAATAAGTCTGATAATATAGTATGGACTAAAGTGGTTCAAGTAGTAAGTGAAGTAATGAAAATAGAACATGATAGAATCATGTTAAATATTAAAGACAGATTAATAAGGTATCAAAGAAGAGGAATTGTTGGGGGTAAGGAGATATATATTAATCTATTTATAGGTAAGTTGGTAAGTGATAATGAAGTACAATTTATAATTAATATAATGAAACGATAAAATGGATTTGGATATTAAAGCAACACAATCAAAAGAAAGAATTAAAGTAAGTAATGTAAAGGGGTTTAGTTATGATGATGTGAGCCATTGTTATTTGATGGATGGAATTAAGTTAAAGAGTGCAACAACTTATATAAAGGAGTTTGTACCTGAATTTAATAGTCATATCATATCTAATATGGTGGCTAATAAGAATGAAAAGAATGGAAGAAAGTATTTAACTAATCCTCAATTAGTAGCTAAGTATTGGGCTATGCAAGGTAAGCATAGTTCTGGATTGGGGACTGCCGGGCATGACTTCTGTGTTATGTATTGGTTAGACCCCGAGAATACACGACCAGTAACTATATTAGATATGAACGCTAAGAAGTTAATGGACGACATATTGAGTAAGTTTGAGATTATAAGAATGGAAGTACCTAAAGGAAGTGCTAAGTATAAGATTGGATATACTGTGGATTTGCTGATGAAAGGGTTGAAGGACGGATTATATTATTTGGGGGATTTTAAGTTCAGTAAAGCCTTTACATCAGAACAATATAAAGAAGATAAGGGAAGACTTCCTAATAAGATGAAGGATTTATTGCAGGATTTTAGAGATGTAGGACACGATAAGGGAGTTATACAGTTGAATATGTATAAGGAGTTTTTAAGAGAGGAGGGTATTAATGTAAGTAAGAGCTTCTTATTTCATATTGATGGACTGAGTAGCTATTATGGAGATAAAGGATATAAGGCGTATCCGGTGCAAGATTTGCCTGAATTGACGGAGGAGTTATTGAAGAGTCAGATAGATATTAATGTGATTGATTTAAGTATTGACAAAGAAGTATTTGATAAAATATAATGGAACATACTAATACGGTATTAACTAATAAGGTTCTGGAGGAGCTAATAGAGCATTATCCTAACTTGAAAAGGAAAGAGATAGTGGAGATAGTAAGAGAGTATTACAGGACTTTATTTAAGTTAGTTACTTATGGTAATAAAGTTAATGATGAAACCTATGTAAAGAGAATAAAAATTCCTTATATGGGTTTTATTGTCTATACGCCTCATGTGTTGAGGAGGTTTGAAGAGGGTAAGGAGGATTTCGATATAGATAGAGAGGACTTTGCTAAGTTATATACTTATGTATATGTGCTTGGCTGGTCTTTATTGAGATGGTCTAAGAATAAGGGATATGAATTTCATAATAGTATAACAGGAGAAGATTATTATGTTAAGTTAGAATATATAAAGGGATTAAAGGCAGCTGTGTTGTATTTATATAATAAGCTGACTGATGATGACAAGTCTAATATAATCATAGAGCTTAATTATTCGGGGAAGATATATAAGTGTGATTTAAAGAGGAATGTAGTTGAGGTGTTTGAGAACTATGAGGATTTAGAGTTTAAGAATCCCATTAATTTTATAGATATATTTAGGACTGTTATACATAATAGTAAGAAGAGAGCAGATAGTGCTTCTAAACTGATTGGTAGGTATGTGTATGTAAAGGAGTGTGATTATAATAAGCCGGAGTCTATTAAGACCCCTCATGCTGTTATAAAACATGATTATAAGATAGACATAGTTGATAAAGATACTGGTGAAATACTGTATAAAGAATATGGTAATCCTATAGATTGTGTGCAGTTTATTAAATTATTAGGTAAGTATGTAAAGCCTACACAAAGTAATATAATTAGGTATTTAGATACTGATAATACAATATACGGATATAAATGGAAAAAATCTTAGGAGATGCTTATACTACTATTAAACATAAAATTGATGTTGTTATAGATAAGATATATAAGTTAGATATGGCAAAGCTTAAAACTTATAAGTATGTGGAAAGTAGACAGATTGTGTATTTAATCTTTAAGAAGATAGATAAGAATAGTAATATGCCACGTGTATTATATGTAGGTAAGACATCTCAAACAATTGACAAGCGATTTAAACAACACATGAGTAACATCAAAGAAATGGTTGATGGTAGTAAAGAGTGGACTTCTAAGTATTTATGGATGTTTCAGGTCATACAGAGTGGAGGAGAATTGATAGCAATAGAGCTTAATAAAGTACCATCATCAAAGGTATATGAATTTGAGCAGGAGTGGATTGATTACTTAACTAAGTGTGATTTTAAATTGTTAAATAAAACGAATAGTAATTATTATAATAAGAAAGTAGCAAAGATATGAGGTTATTTAGAATTGATGATGCAGGTAAACTGCAATATAGTGAGAATGTGCTTGGTATAGGTGCATTCTTTGACTTGTGGGATAGGGACTTAAGTCCTAATAAGGAAAATGCAATAAAAGAGTTGACATTTGTGTATTATATAACAAGTATGAATAAAGATAATAGCTTTAGACTGTATGGTAGAAAGGAAAGAGTTAATATTGTATCTGAATTGGTGTTTGGTAAGTATGTAGATTACTCGAAAGATAAGTTAATAACGAGAGCAATAGATGCAATGCTCACTATAGACAAGTCGCATAGTAAAGACTTCTTGAGGGATATAATAAGTAATATAGATAAGTTAAGGAATTTCTTAAGTGCTGTTGATTTAGATGAAAGAGATGCTAATAATAAGCTAATACATAATCCTAAACAGTACAGTGAGATATTGTCTAAGCAAACAACACTACTTAAAGAACTTAAATCTGCTATGGAAATGGTAGACAATGAAGATGATGGAGAGGAGAGTAGAATAAGAGGAGGAGCTGAAGATGAACTTGAGTTTGAATAATAGCCCTTATAATGTAGATGTCAGTTATGATGATTCTCCGGGCTGTAACTTTGGACATAAATTACAGAATGTAGATAAGTTCAGAGAAGAGGCTCTGAAGTTCCAAGAGTACGGATATTATACTAATCATCCATTTAATAGACATAAGGATAGCCCTTATGGTAGGTATTGGGCAGAACAGAGAAGGAGAAGCATTGATGGCTATCATATAGGTAGTGATTGGATACCGGGTTATTATTACTTCTATTTGAACTTCTCTCCTATAATGAGAGTAGAGTATGATGAGAGTGAATTAGTTAAGGTTAGGGAAGGTAAACAAATTAAAGGAAAGAGGATATTCTCTCACC